CTAGCACTACCTACAACCTAAGAAATAAGAACAAAAGGAGAACACTGGAATGGCTACACAGGACTACGCGGCTTCCGTCCAAGGCGTGGCGATTCGAGTCACTAGACTTGATGCGTCAGGTGCACTACTCACCAACCCTGGTGACAGTTACACCACCTCGGCGTTCCTCCGCGCTTCATTCACACCTGAATACGAAGAAGGCGATGAAATTGTCGAGAAGTCAGCGGATGGAACAGTTTGTGTTTCATACAAAGCACCCGACACCCTAAAGCGCATCACAATGGAAATTGCAATTTGCGAACCAGACCCAGAACTAACAGCACTTCTTTCTGGCGGTCTTCTACTTCGCAAGAATCTAGGAACACTTGGAACACCTGACAACAAGTCAATCGGTTGGGCCGCACCTGCCGTTGGCGATGACCCTGCAGGTAACGGTGTTGCTATTGAAGTTTGGTCATTCGCAGTAAAGGATGGAAAGCGTGCTTCAACCCTTCCATACTTCTACTGGGTATTCCCATACGTTAAGTTGCGTCAATCAGGTGACCGTGTAATTGAAAACGGTTTGCTTGCTAATACATTTGAAGGCTATGGCCTTGGAAACAGCACATTCTCAGCAGGTCCAGATGGACGTTGGGAGTTCCCAGTTGCTACAGAGCGTCCATACGCTTATGCACGCACATCATGGGCACCAACAGGTCTTAAGGGAATCTACCGCTGGTTCAATAACTCATCAGCAGTTGTTAGCAACAAGTCATTGACATCTAACGTTGCAACTCTTACAACATCTGCTGCTCACGGCTTCTCTACGGGTCAGACACTTGTTGTTGCTGGTGTAGATGCTACATTCAACGGAACATATACAATTCTTGGAACACCAAGTGCAACAAGTATTACTTATGCTAAGACTGCAACAGATGTTGCTTCAACCGTTGTAAGCCCTACAGGAACAGCAGTTCGCCAACGCGGATATACAGCAGTTACAGACTTCACATCACAAGGTTCAACTACCGTGTACAACGTACCTGGTAACGAGAACTACAACCCTGACACTGCGATTGACTTCATTATCGCTTCATCTCAGGACCCAGTAGCGTAAATTAACTAGGAGGCGGACGGCGTGCCACTCGTGTTATTAATACATGAGGCCGTCGTCCGTTTTCATTATCTGAGGCGGTTGTTGTGAGCAATCTTTGGGCAAACGTAGAAGATTTAGGCACATATGCTGAATCTGATTACGCCTACGATGCTGTCAAAACCGCTTCATATTTATTGTGGGCTATGTCTGGTCGCAAATATAGCGGAACAACTACTGTAACTGAAAAGTATGTTGCTGCATATGACCCGCACCTAAGACTGGGTGCTTCTGCAAGAAACTATCTTCCAACACTTATCGAAGGTAGTGTTCAAAATATCTCTGCCAATGGTTTTGATGATTTTGATTTTATGGGAGATGGAACATCTTCTCGTTCAAAACTTCGCCTTCGTGGTAGAAAAGTTACAAAAATCCATAATTTGCGTGACCAGTTTGGAAATGTCATAAGTCCAACTAAATACTACTTGGCTGAACATTCAACAATTATTGCTACTCCTGGAGCATCTTGGTCTCCATCTAATATTGAAGTTACATATAGTTATGGCACAGAGCCGCCTACAGCAGGTAAAAATGCAGCACGTCTTCTCGCTATTGAACTAGTTAAGTTATATGAAGGTGACGATACTTGCGCCTTACCTCAGCGTGTAACTTCTATCTCACGTCAAGGAGTTTCTTACACTCTTCTTGACAATCAAGATTTTATTGATGAACTACGCACTGGTTTATATGCTGTTGATTTATTTCTAAAAACAACAAACCCTGATAAGGCTCGTGCTCGCTCACGAGTATTCTCACCAGATGTGCCTCAAGCACGCAGAATAGTTCCTAAACCATACCTATTTACAGAAACAGCATATGACCTTAAGGTTCTTCCTACTGGTGGAAGTGTTGTTCTTTATCTTGATGAAGTCAGCGGTGATTTCTTAGTCAACGACAATGCTTGGACTGTTTCAATGACAGTTTCTGATTACACCTCTTCAAAGACACAAACATTGTCAGGTGCTGCAGTATTAAATAGAGCAACAGAAAAAATTACATTGACAGTAGCCTATTCAAATATTTTGTCTATTCTTGGAGCAAGAGAGCCAGGAAGTTATGACATATATTGCACTCGACCAAGTCTTGGAAATCCTGCAGTTGATGAAGTAATTAATTTATTAACTGCAAACATCTCTATCCAACTCGCTACGAGAGTGGACCCTATCTATACACTGTAGAGTGTGTTCATAGGAAGAGGAGAGACGAATGAGCGGATATGCTTCTATCAATAAGGCATCTGTAAGTAGCGATGCCAAAAACCTTGCATCTTTTTTAGAGGCAGTACTTAATCAAGTTGTTTCTTCTTATGCTTCATACAATATGCCACTCCCTATGCGTCGTTATTACACGCTAGGTGAGCCAGCACTAGATTGTGAACAGGCTGTAGTTTCTTTTGTTCAAATGTATGTTGGTGCTCCAGGCGATGAGGCTACTCAGCCACGTCGTTGTAATGACCCGCGGAGTGCAACAATAAATGTAATTGTTACTCGTTCTATTCCTGTTGTTGGTCAAAATGGAAGACCACCATCAGCAGAAACAATTCAAGCAGCAGCAGAAATTACTGCATACGATGCATATATTCTTTTAGATAGCGCTGCTCAAATGGATGTCTGGGAGCCAGCGGGCGGATACGGTATGGGCGTTATTGCTACTGTTGAAGTAAGAACTGCTGAAGGCGGTCTTCAATCAACAGTCCTTACAGTTACGGCGGCCATTCCATAATGGTTGTAGTAATAAGAAAAGCAGAACTAAATTTCTTACTAGATAGTCCTTCTGGCGATGTTGGAAGGTATTTAGCAAAGAAAGGACGCATGGTCCAAGTAGCCGCTATGGCTCAGGTCGGCGTTCGTACTGGAGCACTTCGTGCTTCAATTCATATGCGTCACTTGCGTGACTCTAGAGGTCAATTTGTAAGAATTGGTTCTCCTCTTAATTACGCATTAGCGCACCATGAAGGAACTAAGCCGCACTTGATTACCCCTAATAGGGCTCAAGTGTTGAGGTTTGTTAGAGGTTCTACGGTTGTATATGCACACTCTGTTATGCATCCAGGAACTAAACCAAACAGATTTCTTACGGATAACCTTAGTTTAGTTAGGTAAAATAGATTTACTACAAAAGTAGTAAAAGACACAGGATAGGAAAACATAGATGACAAATAGATTCAAAGATTTCGGTGATGGCGGGCTTGTCACCGCTGAACCAATTTCATTTAAGTTGCATGGGCAGGATTTTAACTGCAAGCCAGCAATTCAAGGAAAAGTTCTTCTAGACATGGTAACGACTGCATCATCTGATGACCAAGGTGCAGCAACTGCTGTAATTATGGACTTCTTCAATGCAACACTTACACCTGAAAGCAAGATTGATTTTGATGCTCTTCTTAAAACAGAAGACAAAATTGTTACTGTCGAGGTTCTCGGGGAGATTACTGCTTGGCTTGTTGAGCAGTATTCAGGCCGTCCTCAACAGGGGCCAGAGCAATCTGCGAGTGGGCAATAGACCTCTGGCCATATGTTAATGGAAAAGCACTGATGAGCGGCCTACAACTTTCTTCTATGGAAGCAAGTGATATGTTAGATGTTATTCATGTAATTATTGAAGACGACCTAACATCTTCTCAAACTGGTGAAAATTCCGAAGTAAAAGATAAAGTAAGGAAAGTTTTCTACAAAGAGTTTTATGAAAAAGAATATAAATTTTCATCTGGTACGCCTAACTTCGATTTAGACGAACCTCTTGATAGTTTTATAGACGATGACGTAAAGCCTTTTGACCCTAAGCAAGAAAAAACAAAGCCCTATGTACCACCAACTGACTTTAATGCTGATGCAGCAAAGCCTTTTGGCAAGGTCTTAGACGCACCATTGGAATAGACGTTAGGAGGTGATGGCGTATGGCAGCAAATATCGTAGGTGACGCGTATGTAGTTGTTCGCGCCATCACGGCCGGCGTTGAAAAAGATATTAAGAATGCTTTTAAGAATTCTGACAAAATCGGACGTAGTTCTGGTGAAAGAGTTGGAGATGATTTCCAACGAGGTTTTAAGAAACGACTTGGTGGTCTCAATTTTGATGGTGCTTTTGCCAAAAAAGCAAAGGCTGCAAGCGATAGGCTCTCTAGTCTTGTTCGTACTGGCTATCTTGTTGGGCCAGCACTTAGTGCTGTTGCAGGTACTGTCGGAGTCCTCATTACCTCGCTCACCAGTCTTGCCTCAGTTGTAAGCGCTGCAACTCTACCTGCCTTAGCAACTTTAGCGGGAGCATTGACTGCAGTTGGTCTTGCAGCAATTACAGCAAAACTTGCTTTTTCAGGAGTTGCTAAAGCAGTACAGGCTGGAAATAAAGCAGCAAAAGATAGTGTAAAAAATGATAAAGGAAAACTTGATGCGCTAAAGCGTCTTAATAGAGCGCAAGAACAGTTAGCAGATACTATAAAAAATGCTAATAAGTCTGAAGCAGCAGCACTTCGTGCAATTACTGATGCACAAGAATCTTATAACGAGACTCTAAAAGAGGCTAGAGAACAACTTCAGCAACTTGCATTTGACTCAGAAGATGCAGCAATTAATGAACAAAAGGCTGCTCTTGATTTAGAGAAGGCACGCGAAACTCTTGCTCGTGTTTCAGACCTTCCACCAAACTCTCGTGCTCGTAAAGAAGCAGAACTTGCCTTTGCTGAAGCAGACCTCAACTATCGTCGTGCAATTGATGCAAATAATGACCTTAAAACAAAAGAAGCAGAGAACGCAAAACTAGGTCCAGACCTTGAGACACAGGCAAAGAATCAGAAGGATGTATTACGCGCTCAACGCGATACAGATGACGCTCTTGACTCATATAACGAGACTCTTACAGAAAATGCAAAGGCAGTTAAGAGGGCTACCGAGGATAGAGATGAAGCCCAAAAAGAATACGATGATTTTGATAAAAACACTGCTGCTGCTAATGCATATGCTGATGCTCTCTCCGACTTATCAGCAGAGGCTCAACATTTTGTTAAATACATAGTTTCCCTCAAAGATGAGTTTAAGGCTCTTAAGGCTGCAGCGGGAGAAAAACTATTCCCTCAACTTGAGACTGCTATTCAAAATCTTGTTGATAATCTTTTCCCTAGACTAAAACCACTTCTAACCGAGACTGGTGATGTTTTAGGAAAAATTGCTGTTGGTTTCTCAAAGACAGTGACCTCTGCAGAAAACATGAGACGTCTTGAAAGCATATGGAAGACTTCTAATGTATTCCTAGAAAAAATGGGAACCGTTACAAATAATTTATATGAAGTCTTTTTAATTCTTTTAGATGCTGCAAAACCTTTAATTGATGCCTTTGGTGATTGGCTAGTTAAGGTAACTGGGGCTTGGAAAGAGACTCTTATACTTGATGAAAAGTCTGGAAAACTTGCTAAAACATTTGAAACTGCTAAAGGAATTCTTAAAGACTTAGGTACTATTTTTGGCAATGTTTTTGGTGGCTTTGGAAAGATTATTTCTGCCAACGTTGGGCCAGGCAGTGGTGGTCAGATATTCCTAGACTACTTAAAGGATGCTACAGGTAGATTTAAGAATATTCAAGAAATTGATGGAAAGCCTCTTAAAGAGTTCTTTGCTGGAGCAGCAGAGAACGGAACAAAACTCCTTTCACTTCTTGGCAATATTGGTGGAGAGTTTATTAAACTTGCTGATGATGAGGGACTTGGTATTTTCTATGACAAACTAAGTCAAGTTGTAGATATTTTTGGTGAAATTGGTGGTAACTTAAATGGAGCGTTACCAGCCCTTGGTGATTTTTTAATTGCTTTTGCAGATATTACAAAGACTCTTACAGAATCAGGCTCTATAGTAACGTTTTTTGATGTACTTACTACAGTAATTAATAAAGTAAATACTTTCCTAAAATCAGACTTAGGTCAAACTATTCTTGATATTGCAGCCAAAGTTCTTCCACTTCTTCTTGCATTTAAGACTATTTTTGCTGTTGTAGAGTTTGGGTTCCTAGCAATAGCAGGTCCAATCTTTAAGATAGCAGGGCTATTCTCTAAGGCTGGAACAGCAATTGGTGCTGTACAAGGTGCATTTACTGGTCTTGCTACAGCGTTAGGCATAGGTGTTGGTCCTCTTGTTGCAATTGTTGCTGCAGTTGCTGCATTTATTGCTATTTTTGTTATTGCATACACAAAGAGTGAAAACTTAAGAGAAGCAGTAGGACTTCTTATAGATGCGGTTAAGGGCGCACTTATGGGAGCATTTAACGATATTAAGGGTGCAATTAAAGATGTTATGCCAGTATTTGAAGGAGTTGGTGGAGTATTTAAGTCTATTGGGGACTTCTTAGCAGTCACTCTTGTCCCAATCCTTGGAGTTGTATTTGTAAGGACTATTGGTGTTGTTTCTGGAGTAATTCAAAAACTTATCTACACTATCGGTGGAATCATTTCAGCATTCCAAGCAGTATGGAACTTTGTAAAGGGAATCTTCCAACTTCTCACTGGTAACACCGAAGGTGCTGCTCAGTCAATGAAGAAGTCTTTCGAGTCTGCTTTCAATGCTATTAAATATGCAATCAAGGCAATTGTTTCTCCATTTGTGGGGGTACTCAATGCAATCTCTGATGCATGGAATAATTCAGTAGGAAAATTTGACTTTAAGGTCCCAAGTTGGGTTCCTGTCATTGGTGGAAAGACTTTTAGTGTTCCTAATCTTCCACGCATTAATCTAGCAAACTTTGCAGACGGCGGAATTGTTGCTCCACGCGACGGCGGACTTATCGCCCGTGTTGCTGAAGCAGGTAAGCCAGAGCGTATTGAACCTCTAGACCCAGACGGTCTTTCAAAGCGCGATAAGGCAATGATTGACTATATGGGGGGCTCTGGTAAGGGCGTTACTGTAAATGTTTATCCTTCTGCTGGAATGGATGAAAGAGAACTTGCAGCGATTGTCTCCCGACAACTTGCCTACTCACTTCGTAAGGGAGCCGCATAATGGCTACACAAGGGCAAGAGAACTACTATGTAAATACGGGTCTTACTCCGCTACCAATTCCTCATATAACTGGAATGAAGTTACAAGAGGATATTTCTCTTAATGACTTTGTATTTAATCGTGTTGATGAGTTTGGCGTTGTTTGGGTAATTACTAATATTGAAGGATGGTGGAATCCTCCTTCTCCTGATATTCCAGATTTCCAGCGTGGTTGGGGAGATGGTGCGTATGACGTAAAAGGTCGCTATAACGCAAGAGAACTTACTCTTGAAGGAGTCTTTCTTACATCAGACCCTTCTTTAGTTTCTGCTGCAAGAAATCGTCTTGTATCTGCTGTCAATTTAGTTCGCTCTGGCGGATGGCTAAAGACTGCAGAAAATCCAACTAAGGCATCATTTGTTCGACTTAGCGGAGATGTAAAGATAGATACTGTAAATGCTAGAGGACGCACAGAGTTTAGTATCGGGCTTCGTGCCGCTGACCCAGTAAAGTATGAGTGGAATGATTTAGACCTAGAAGGATATAAGAGTAGAGAAGTTCTACCAAAAAGTGTTTCTCCAGTAAGAACTGGTCTGACTACTGTAGAAAATATTGGAAACTATCCTGTAGCAACATATCTAACTATTGAAGGTCCAATTGTTGGTCCTGCATTTATTGATAATACAACTAATAATGAAACAATAACAATTAGTGGTTCTCTTCGCGCTGCAACTACAAAAGTTATTGCTGGTAAGGGTCTTGTAGACAATTTAGCAACAGTTGGAACTACTGTAGCGCATGGGTTAGTGCCTGGGGATTATGTGACAATTGCTGGAATTGGTGCTCCTTATGATGGAGAACAGTTAGTTATCGGTATTGTTGGTACTCAGGCAACTTCTACACGATTTACCTTTGAGGCTACGGGAACTAACTATGCATACTCTGCAGTCACTGGTTCTTTATCCTATGGCCCTGATACATTAGAAATTGATACCTACAACCGACAGGTGTTTCTCAACGGTCAATACTCTGGTGCAAGAACTAAACTAGATGTATATAACGAATGGGTAACGCTTGCTCCAGGTATAAACAATATTGTTTTCTCTGATGCTGGTGCTGTATCTGCATCTACAGCAAAACTTACCGTTCAATATCGTTCGGGATGGCTTGCTTAATAAAAACGACAGAAAAGAGACAAAATGGCAACGAATGAAATTACACCAGCGGAGTACCGCTATTTCCTTGTTGACCTCTTAACAAATCAGACTATTGCTGAAATTCCTTTTGTAGATGTATCATATGAAAGAGCATTAAGCAAGGCTGGAAGTTTTTCTGGCTCGATTCCTGTCATTGATGCAACCGTTGCTTTAGACCTATACGAGAATACTATGCCAGGAAAGACCTGTGTATTTGTTCTACGAAACTCCGTCTGCGTATGGGGTGGAATTATATGGTCACGCCAGTATTCTCCTTCTGCAAAAAAACTTACTATTGATGCCTCCGAGTTCCTGAGTTATCTGTATCATCGTGTTCTTTGGCAGACTTTGTACTATGGTACAGAAAATGTATTTTGTTCAAAATATAAATCAGCATCTGGAACCGCGACAGTCTTTACAGATGTAGAGCATGGGTTTGTTGCTGGAGATATTGTAAGAATAAAAAATCTTAACTCAGCACTTAATGGTGACCGAACAGTATTAACAACCCCGTCTTTAGCAAGTTTTACTTTTGCTAGTTCAGCAACTTTAATAGAAAGCCCATCTAATACTGGAGTTGCTCGTAGCGTTCTAGATTCATATGAAACCACCCGTCAACTTATTGGGTGGATGCTTGAGGATTTTTCTGGCCAAGGATTTGTCAACGACGATATTAGACCAGCAAGTGAAATTGAATACTCGATTATTCGTAAAGCATCAACCCCCGTTGCTGGGAGTTCTCCAGCAGAGTCTTTGGCTACTTTAACTACTTCAGGAGTTCACGACCTTATTGAGGGACAAGAAGTAGAGATAACAGATGTTGATGCTGCCATTAATGGGTTTAGAGTGATTCAATCGCTACCTACCTCAGACAGTTTTACAGTGTTAATAGATGATTCTTATACTATTGCTTCTACCGCTGTTACTGGTATCTCCACATTTAATGTTATTTCTCGTTCCATAGATACAACTTCTTTAGATATAACAAATAAATCTGTTTCTAATAATATTGCAACTCTCACAACTTCTACAGCACATGGGTTGGCTATTGGTGATTATGTAAGTATTGCTACTGTTTCTAATAGCGTTACATACACAGCGACTACTACTGGAAACAGTACTACACCAGTTGTAACAGTATCTAGTGCTACAAACCTAAAGCCTGGAATGCTTGTTACTGGAACAAATATTTCTCCAGGAACCTCTATACGTTCTATTTCTGGAACATCTGTGACTTTGGATAAGGTCCCGTCAGGAAACGTATCAGGTTCTATTTCTTATACGCAAGACTCAACTTTGAATGGTACATATCAAGTAAGCGCCGTCCCGACTAGTACTTCTTTTAGATATATTGTTGATACAGGAGATGTTGCTAGTACTGCAATTACTGGTGGTAAAGCAACATATAAGAGCGCAGTTCTTGCTACATCTGCAGCACATGGGCTTACACAAGGTAGAAGTATTATTGTTAGTGATATTGGTATTGACTATGACGGGACTCAGGTAGTTGCAAGCGTTCCAGGGTCAACTATTATCAAATACAACGTATTTGCTACTCTCAATCAGGCTACAGAGGCTACCTACGGGGCAACTATTAAGTACGGTGGGCGTGCAGTTGCAGCATCATACGGCTCTTTTGCAGCCAACTCTGACTTTGTTATTGAGGTTGACCAGTCAACTACAACTGATGTTATTGGCTCTGACCAACAAGTATTTAGAGGCTCTGACCTAAGAATGTTTGGAGAAGTTCTTGAAGAGTTCTCTAAAGACCTAAACGGTTTCGAGTATCGAATTGATTGTGATTTTCAAAATGGTCAGTTCCTTAAGACATTTACATTTGTTCCTTTTGTAGACCCACCTGTAAAAGTAAATGTTGTCAATAAACAACTAACATCAAATATTGCAACCCTCACTACAGAGATTGGCCATGGACTGGTCATTGGTCAAGAGATAGTTGTTGACGATGTGGGAGTTTCTTTTGATGGAACTGTAGAAGTTGTTTCTACTCCAACTTCAACAACTTTTACATACTATACCTATGGATATAACAATGTCCCATCTACTGCGTGTGCTGGATATATTGGTCTTGTTCACCCCGTAAGTTATCTTGGTGCAGACGTTAACGTCTTTGAATATCCTGGAAACATATTAGATTTCTCTCTTAGTGAGAGTGCAGAAAATGCTGCAACTCGTATGTGGGTTGGTGGAAATGCTGATGGAGTAGATGGCTCTGCAAGTCAGCCATATGCAGCAGCATCTGCAACGGACTTACTCGGTCAGGGGTGGCCTCTACTAGAGCAAGTAGAAGAAAAGAATGATGTCAATACAACTGCAGCAGGTGAAGCAGCGCTTTATAACTATGCCAAAGACTACTTAGACGAGTCACGCCCTCCAGAGGGTTCTTTTACTATCTCTGTTAATGGCTCCTTTGACCCTCAAGTAGGTGATTATCTTCCTGGAGATTGGTGCACAATCATTATTGATGATGACTTTGTTCGTGCACGTCTTGCTAGCGATTTAGAGCCTCGTAGTGATGTTATTGTGAGAAAAATTGCTGGCATAAAAGTTTCTGTGCCAGATTCTCAGGCTTTCCCTGAAAAAGTTGATTTAGAATTAGTTCCTGAATGGAGAGAGGATAGGAAGAATGCCAAGTAGACGCCGCTCGCGTAATAAAAATATCGGCAATAACCTTGCTGAGGTCTCTCGCCGTCTTCGTACCCTTGAGAGACGCCCTGTAAGAACTAAACTTGGTAATAGAATTGTCAAGACATCATCTATTGCTCCAAACACTATTACAGCAGACGAAGTTAACTTTGGTACAGCGGTAATTACTTCAGACCCTGCTCCGTATATTGAAAACCCCAAAGATGGTCTCTTTGTTATTAGTTCTACAACTGGAGCAGCATCCGTTTATTCAGAAGAGGATGATGACTTCTATCTTCTTGCAGATACAACTGCACAGGCAGATGCTGCTCAGGCGGCAGCAGATGCAGCAGATGCAAAAGATGCAGCAGATGCAGCAGAAGTTTCTGCAAATGGAAAAAATGCTGTATTTAGAGGGCCAGGACCTTTTACCGCAACAAAAGTAGGAGATATTTGGTTTAACACAACCTCAGGTAATGGTCAAGCAGGTGATAGACCCCAGAGATGGAATGGCACTGCTTGGGAGTATTTTGGTCTTAACTATGCTGCTATTTCTAGCATTGATGCAGATAGAATTGTAACTGGAACTTTAACTGGTAGAACTATACAGACAGCATCGTCTGGTAAAAGAATTGAAATGTCAAACATTAACCAACTTATTTTTAGAGGTCCTGGCGCTAATGCACAAGAGCAAATTGTTGGGAAGATTGCTCCAAATCTTTATTCTACTAACGGAGGAATAGATATTACTGGAGGAGACTCTAGTAGTAACTCCCCCACTATCTCATTGGCAGGACAGTATTCTGGAGATTCTTCTATAACTCTTTTAACTCCAAGTAATCTTGGAATATACATATATGAAAATTCAGCAACAAGTGATACTGGAGCAGGGGGGCTAATTATTAATTCTGGAGGGTCAACTGATGATTCTTCTGGGCTACTAATGACCACTGGTGGGGGTGGTTTTAGTTTTATAGATTGGAGTGGAAGTGCATACGGTACAACAATAGATGCATACCAAGACTCTCTATTACTTATATCGGGGACAATAACTCTTGCTGCTACTACTATTTCATTGGCTGGAGAAATTGTTTTAGGTCCTGCAAGTTATGAGCAGGGAAGCGGTGCGCCTACCTTCGTGCCTGACAGTGGACAAGGTACTATATTCTTTAGATATACATAGAATAGGAAATTAAAAAGACACAAGATGGCAACTCACCTCTATAACGGTACTTGGAAAACAGTAAATGGAATATACGTTTACGCACTTCCATCTGGAGCAAACAATCCATCATGGAGGACTGTTAATAGCGGCTGGGTTTATAACGGTAGCGTTTGGAAACAAGTACATACTACTGGAACATTTATTCCTGAAATTAGAAATGCAAGTGGCGTTGCAATTTCATATTGGAACGTCGGGGTTACTTTCAATGGCTACAGAGGCTATACAAATAGTGCTACGGCAACATATCAGTGGCAATACTCTAACGATGGTGGAGTTACTTGGACTGCCCAGACGGGGACAGGAAACTCTGGAACATACGCTGCTGCAACACTAACAACTTCATATACAACTGACACTTCAGACGTAAATGCTATAGAAAATTTATTCTCACAAACACCTCAACTATATTTTTATATGAGATTGCGTGTAGTAAAAGCAGGAGAGACTCAGTACAGTCAGAATGTTCGAGTAGGTAAGAGATTCCCCCTTGACGCTAGCAGCACACTAAGCCTTCTTAGAACCTCTTCTGGTCTTACATATACCTTAACTGGTGCAGCAAATGAAAGAAATCCCTACCCTACTGACCAACTTTATTGGACACCTAACTTTACTGCAACTACAAATATAACAAATGATACTCGTCCAGATTATTATGTTTTTACTTTTACAAGTAACTCTGGAGTAAGTGAGCGCGATTCAAGAATTTTAGATGTAGCAAACCCGCGTAACCCACTTAATGCTAGAAGATACACAGTTCAGTCTGGAGACCTCGGCGGGCCAATTATCTGTGAAATGAAAACATGGAATAGTAATCAGAGCGCACCAAAAGTTAATACAATTACAACTAGACCAGTATCAACAAGTGCTCTTGTTGCTCCTGTCAATATAGTTTCTAGTTATGCAAGCGGAGCAATAGTCGGTACTTGGGATGCAGCAAGTGGTGGAAATGATGCAACTATTAATTATGTTGCTTATCTATATCAAAATGGTTCTTTAATATATACATCACCGTCTTCAACTTTGACTACTTTTTCATATACAGTATCCAATGGTGGTGATTTTAGGTTCTATGTTGTAGCAAGTCAGGCTGGAAATGCAAGTGTTACATCAGAATACTCAAATACAACAAGTGTGGTTGCTCCTACTCCTTTCTCTGCATCAATTGCAGATGTAACGGCTCAATATCCTCCTGGAGATTTTTCAATTGCCGCTCCAGTTCTTAGCGGAAGTGTTCTTAACCGCTGGGATTGGACATGGACAGCAAGTAGCGGGGCTACTGTTTACGACTCAGTGCTAACTAGGCCAACTGGAACTACTGCTGGTCCAACTACTGTCTCTGTAACTACAGATTACTGGGGTGTACAAAGTAGTGGTATTCATAGAGAAACAGTCACTGCAATAAATAAAACAACTAACTATGCAAGAATTTCTTGGACAAAACCTTTTGGAACCTCTGCAGTAAGTTACAGAGTTACTGGTGTAAAGTATGTTGGAAGTAGCGGAACACCAATTTTAGAAAATGTTGGCGATGTTACATATGTTGATATACCTTTTCCATATAGCAGTGACCCATCATATTCCACTGGAAATAATGCTGTTTTATATGGAGTAACAGCCTATAGCGGCCCAAATCAAACAGGTGTTTCAAGGCTTGCTACTTCTCCAGCATTTCCTAATAACTACTCTCAAGGAAATAATACATCTAGTAAGACAGTATTTAGGGAAGACTATTTAACTCTAGAAAATCCTCAGACTGGTTTTCTCTATATTACTGGAACCTTTGAGCCTGGGAATACTGTAAGTATGACGGGAACAAGACCAAGTGATGGAAATACTAACTGGAGCCCTGGATTTAATGAGGCAGGGTGGAGCCATGTATATCAGTGGAATAGGTCTGGAACTGTTAGTTTTCAAGCAATATCAGGAGCCACTACACAGAACCTAGCCATACCTAATTCCAGTGCATATATTGGGGATGTAATTTCTGCCAATGTTACATCAACATATAAAGGACAATCGTTTTCTACAAGATATGACTCGACACCAGATGACAGCAGTAGAGTAGTTCCAGGACCTCCTACATATAATTTATCAGATAATGGAAACAGAACATTTTCTATTAGCAGTGTTGCTTCTGTTGGAGCAACATCTTATTATGGAACTTATAGCGGTAGTGGTTCTGGCACTATAGGGGAGACATTAATAGGGTCAACTTTTGCTAGTCCTTCTGTAACTGCTGGAATTATAAATACAACTGTCTATGCTAGAAGGTATGTAAATTATGTGTACCCAACTACTGTATCTGGTGTTCAGATAAACTCAAATCGTTCTACTTCTAATAGTCTTTCTGTAGCAGTCTCCCCACAAGACACAGGTTCTAGAAGATATTTGAATAACGTTTATATTATTAATCCTGGAACATTTTTCTATATATCTACAAATGGATATCTTGGCCTTCAGTCAACAACTTCTGGAGGCAGCATTACTGTTCCAACAGATGGTTCTTGGTTGAATATGGCTCAGGCAGATTATAGACAAGAGTCTTTATATACACTGGCAACTGATACTGCATGGTGGGTAAGGTGGAGAGGTACTAGGTTAAATAATCCATCTCTAGCCCTTGAGTATCAAGTTTATTATCAATATAACACTGGTGTTTGTTATGTTAACTTTATTGAAAATACTGTAGCAGACTACTTACCAAATCTTGCCTGGAGGTCTTTTAATACGACTCAGTCTACATGGACTGGAAACTCATCGGTAGATTCTGGAGCAAATACTCAACTTATATCTACAGCATCAATGGTAAGAAATACTAGTAATGATACTGTAGATGATGGTGTGACTCTTATTCAAGTAATTGCTCCAGCAATTCCTATGACATCGAACCCGACAGTTACTAGGAAGGGTGGTGGCTTTGAATTTAATATCACTAATGCATCTTCTGGAACTTTTGAGTCTGCCGCTACATATGGAAGTTTAGTTTTTAGTGGAACTGCTACAGCATCAATTAATGCTACTACAGGATTAGTAACTGTTACTGGTATGGCAAGTAGTTCTTTTGCATCTGTTCGTATCTCAAAAGCAAGAAGCGGTTATGGTTCAACAATTATTGAAGTTACTGGACAGGCTCTTGCTGGTCTTCCTGCTTCTCAACTAACAAAACCAACTCTGGCTGGTTCTTCTGGAAGTTATTCCACTACAAAAGCAGATGTAAATGCAGTAATTGCTGCAGGTACTGGTACATATGACAATCAATCAAGTAAAACCACATACATAATTACTGCTTTGTCTAACACTGGATTTAATCAAGCGCTATCTAACTATGGAAGCCTAGGCTCTTCTTTGACAATCGGTGGCTCTGCAGCATCATCATCAGCAAACTTATACAGAACGATAGATAGAGTTGTTGGTACGGATGCATCTATAAGTTATTTTCTCTCGGATGACCAAATTCAAGCAGCGTATGGAGTGCCAACTATTACTGCCGCAACATCTGCGTCAGACCGTATAACACTAACTTTTACAGCATTCGCTGGGGCTTCTTCCGTATATGCATACAAAAATGGAGTTCTACAAACTACTGCTGCAGTATCTCCATATGCTTTTACTGGACTATCGGCAAGCACTTCATATTCTTTAACACTTAAAAGTGCTAATGCTGATGGCGTAACCTCTGCTGGTAATGCTGGTGGCTCTTACTCAACTAGCGCTGCTATTGTTGTTGGTGCTCCAACAATTAATAGTAGTAGTTCAACAACATCAACTATTACATTAAACTTTACAAAGGGGGCAAATGCGCCTAGCACTAGAGCATATTTGAATGGAAGTTTTGATGGCTCGACTACTGGAACAAGTTATACATTTGCTGGTTTGAATGCAGGAAGTAACTACTCTTTAAGACTCTATGGATATGACGCAACATATGGAGAAAGTACTGGTTCTGCTGGAGGAACTTATTCAACTGGTGCTGCGGCGCAAGTCTGCGTCTATACCGACCAGGGTTCTTATTATTTTTCTCCAAGTTGCTACACCATACCACCTGCAACATACACAGGGACTGGAAGTTATACTGTGAGCGGTGCTTGCTGCCCTAACGTATATAAAACTTCAAAATTTAACTGTAAACAGTATGATGTAGATAACTCTGCAAGCGCTAACTACTACCAATGTTATACACTTAACCAATGTGCTGCCAACTATAACTCAGATGGCTCAAGAACTACTTGCTATGTTCCATAAAGACGAAAGGATAGTATGATACTTTTTAATGAAGTCAACTGGTCTGCTCCTGGTGTAAAACTAGATAGGCTTAAAAGAAATGAAAAAGCAACCCAACTAGGACTACTTATTGATAATGAAGTTGTTCATATGATTGGTGTTGATGTTTGGTTTGCTGATGTACTGATAAATGCTATTAGTTTTGAAGATATGGTTGAACAGCCATTTATAGATATTGGTGATTTTTTAGTAAAAATAGTTAAAAGTGATAATACAAAAGAGTTATTTGTGTGCAATGAAATTCTTTATTCAATTTTACTTTCTAGCCCTAAAATAATTCCAATTACAAATAATAATAAATATGTTCAACTTGTTGATATTGGTTGGAAATATATAGATAATGAATTTATTTTGGAAGGTGTATACGAATGACAGAGAAATCAAAATGGGAGCAATATAAAGAAAAATTAGGGGAAACGCGCCCCTGGGACATTCTCAATCCCAACACGCAGTATGCCAACTCTGAAGTTGCTGAAGGTAGATTAAAAATATGCTCTATGTGTCCTAAGTTAGTAAAAACAACAAAACAATGCACAGAGTGTGGTTGTTTTATGGTAATAAAAACAAAGATGGCTCTTGCTTCTTGCCCAATGGGTAAGTGGTAGTTGATATATAATATAAACCTAAAAGAAGGACGCAGATGCTACTAACAAATGAAGAAAAGTTGTCAATACTTCAGCAGCACATGAAGAAGGTCGAGTACGAGAAATATGGTCTTGAACTTGATAAATTAGAAGCAGAGGCGGCCTCTGCGGATTCTGCCCTTCTTCAATTAATAACTGATAGACTTTCACTACTGGAGAGCCAAAGATTGGTTCTTCTTAGTGAAGAAACGAAACTAACAACACAAGGATAAGGAAAACTAATGTCAGAGACATCATACGAATACCTAGATGACCGCGATAAAAACAACATCATCATCAACCATATTCGCAATCTTGAATACAATATGTACAACCTAGAAGTTTCTCTTGCTCTTGCTGGCTCAGATGCTGAGTCTTCTACTGCACTTAATGCTGAGATAGAAGAGAACAAGACAAAGATTGCAACTCTTAAGACAAAACTAATCGCTGTTTCGTAATAAATTATGTCTAAAGAGAACGAGGCTAAAGATTTAATAATTACTGCCTTAAGACAACGTATTGGAGAGATTGTCTCCTCATACGAGTCTCAGGTAGCACTTCTTAGGGCTGAGTTCACCATGCTACAAAATGATTTTGAACATATAACAAAAGTTCTAAAGGAAGCAGAAGATGAAAAAAATGCTTCTAAAAAATTCATTCCTCCAGAAGTGGTGACAACCTAAATGTTTGAAGTAAAAGATGGTTCACGCACGCTTCAATTCAACGGGCGTCTCTTGGCCGAATCTTCATCTTGGCGTAGAGGCTCAACCCGTTGGATTGAGTTTGCTCTCTATCGAACAGAGAATGGTTCCTACATTCTTTCTCGCATTGGGGTTTCTTTAATATTTCATGGTGCTGCTTGTCCATTAGTAAAGCGCTATGGTCTTACTGAAGGTGACTCTAAAGAACTAGAAAAAGATGCTTTGCCTTGCGAAGAATGTAACCCAGTTCGCTCTTTACCGATAGTATTTCCAGAAAAGTATCGCTACTGGGCGCAGGTAAGTGAAGACCCTAGACCAGTATTAGATGCTCTTTACAAATACGACCAAGGTGGGGCAAGATACCTTACTAACGTTGCACAAAGATTATTAGAAGATGCTTGTGATAATGACGAAAGGTTAGACTCTATTTATCGAATAGAGATGATTCCATAAATATTATTTAGTAGATAGAGGGACAAATGACAAACGGACTAGACGGAATCAAAGTAACCCTAGTTGATAACGCCCAAAAAGCATCAGATTTTATTTCTTGGCTTGGTGAACGAAGACCTTATAACGCTATTGCAATTGATACTGAAACTGGCGAGCGCCCAGGTATGCCACGCAACCACGCACTATCTCCTTGGCATGGAGATTTAAGACTTGTTCAAGTAGGCGATTCTATGCAAGGTTGGTCAATACCTTGGGGTGAATGGTCTGGTTTGTTTTACGAAGCAATGGATAAGTTTGATGGACCGCTTGTTTGCCACAACATTGCATTTGAAGCACGTTGGTTTGCAATCAAATCTCGTTGGGAAATTCCGTGGCATCGTGCACACGACACAATGATTATGGCTCACCTCATTGACCCTCTAGGTCCTGGTGCCTTGAAAGTTCTTGCAGAGACTCTTATTGACCCTCGCGGTGCATATCTTCAACAAAAACTTGATGAAGGTCTTGTAGAAAATGGCTGGACTTGGGGAACTGTTCCTATCAACTATGAGCCTTACTGGTCTTACGGTGCGCTAGACCCAATCCTTACTATGCGCTTGTGGGAAAAGTTTTATGAAAAATGTGGTCCAGGACAGCCGTATCACAAGGCTTATGAGTTAGAGATGGCTACTCGAAAGATTGTTACTCGCATGGAAATCAACGGTGCTCGTGTTGATTTGGAATACTCTCAGCGTAAGTATGACGAACTTCTTGCCTACACAGATAGTGTGAAGAAGTGGGGAGTAGAGACTTATGCTGGAACAAGTTTAACTAGTAACGTTCAACTAGTTCGTTTATTTGAAAAAATTGGTGGAGAGATTACAGAGTTCACTCCTAGTGGACAGAAATCTTGTACAAAAGACCAACTAAAACTTCTATCTATAAACGGTAATGCAGAGGTTAAAAATCTTGCAGAGACTGTTATAAAACTTAGAAAAGCAGAGAAACTAGCAAATACTTATTTTCTTAATTTCCTTAACAAGTCAATTGATGGAGTCCTACATCCTTCTGTAAAGACTCTAGGCGCTCGTACATCTCGTATGTCAATCACTGACCCAGCGCTGCAGACTCTTCCTAAGGGAGATGAAACAGTTCGTACAGCATTTATTCCTAAAGATAAAGACCATGTCATTATTACTTCTGACTTAGACCAGGTTGAGTTCCGTATGTTTGCATCGCTATCTAAAGATGTAAACCTTATTAATCTATTTCATAAAGCAGATGCTATCGGCTCTGACCCGTTCACTGAAATTGGTCGTGAGGTTTATAACGAACCTAATATGACAAAGGCTGATAAGAGAAGAAATCTTATTAAGGGAATGGTTTATGGGCGTCTCTATGGTGCAGGTGTTGCTAAGCAAGCAATCACTGCTGGTGTAGCAGAAGAACAAATGCGCTCTGTCTCTGATGCCTTTGATATGAGATATCCAGGGATGATTAGATTTCAAAAAGAAATTGAACATATTGGAATGACTAGAGAACGAGATACTGGTCAGGGATATATTCATACTTGGACTGGTCGCAAGATTCCTTGTGACGAAGGTCGTGTCTACACACTTATTAACTATTTAATTCAGGGAGGTGCTGCTGAAGTATTCAAGAGCAATCTTGTAAAACTTGACCAGGCTGACTTAACTGAATTGTTGATAGTTCCTGTTCACGATGAAATTGTTTTACAGGCTCCTCGTGACCAAGCAGAAGAAATCAAACGCATTGTTCAACAATGCATGACAACAACCGAAGGCTGGGATGTTCCACTTACCTCTGGAATTGATGGCCCTATGGAGAATTGGGGACAAAAATATGTCAACTAGGTATGTAATTTCTATTGACCCAGGGAAAACTACTGGTGCTTGTTTGGTTGAATGGTCTGGAGACCAAGATGACCTTCCAATTCTCAAAATGTCTGCAGAGTTACAGGCAGAGGAGTTTGCCAACTGGGTAGAACTTGCACTATCTATTGCATTTTCCTCTTCTCAGTCTTATGACTCTGTCAATGTAGTCTGCGAAAGATTCGTCATAACTGCCCAGACTGTAAGGAACTCTCAGGCTCCTTTCTCTCTTGAACAGATTGGTGTTTTGAAGCATCTGTGTAGGTCTAATGAGTTTGGGGCAGAAAAAATCATTTTTCAAGCCCCTGTAGATGCCAAGGCTATGTTCTCCAACGACTCCCTCAAGAAGGTTGGGACTTGGCATAAGGGCGGCGAGGGTCATGCTCTTGACGCCATACGACACGCATTGCTACGGTTGACTAAGAGTGGCTGGAAGCCTAGAATTTTGCTACAGTAGGCAATGTAGATAAAAAATATTTTAGGTCGCAATAAGAAGTTTTTTATCTAAAGACGAAAGGAAGTAAAATGTCGGTATCTGTAGACATTGACTCAAATGGGGAAAGCATTGTCCTAACTGCTGACTGGCGCTTAAAAGAACTCTGTAAGAGCCTCCCAGGGGCCTCCTGGAGCGTCTCAGAGGCTGTCTGGAGAGTTCCTTTGAGTTGGTCAACCTGTTTAGCCCTACGCTCTACTTTCCGCGACCAACTTGAAATCAAGCCAGGATTAGCCGAATGGGCATCAAAAGAATTAGAGACTCGAATCGGTCCAGCGATGGCTCTTAGAGAGTTAGAAACCTACGAGGGTGACCAAGAGTTGTTCCCTCATCAAAGGGCTGGCGTAGCCTTCCTCAGCACTGCAAGACGTGCACTTCTAGCCGATGAGCCAGGACTTGGTAAGACTGCTCAGGCTATCCGCGCTCTCAAAGAACTTCACGATAAAGGTGAAGATGTTTTTCCTATTTTAGTTGTCTGTCCTAATACTCTTAAGAAGAACTGGGCTAGAGAGTTTGCTCGTTGGTGGCCAGAGTCTGTAGTTACTCAAGTCATTAAAGGCTCTGCTGCTCAACGTAAAAAACAATTTGAAGAACCAGCACAAGTATTTATTATCAACTGGGAGTCTCTCAGAGCGCACTCTCGTTTAGCACCATATGGTTCTGTTGCGCTGACTCGTTGTAAGGCTTGCGGTGGTCAAGATGAGAAGATTACAGAGACACGATGCGAAGTTCATCTACGAGAACTAAACCATAAAGACTTCAAGGCTGTAATTGCTGATGAGATTCACCGTTCTAAAGACCCTAAATCAAAACAGAGTCGTGCTCTTTGGTCTGCCTCTGGTAATGCTCAGATTCGTTTTGCACTTACTGGAACACCTATTGCAAATAATGTTGTTGACCTCTGGGCAATTCTTCACTGGTTATCTCCAAAGGATTGGCCATCAAAGACAAAGTGGATTGACCGAATGGTTGACATCATGCTTAATGCCTTTGGTGGAATGATGGTTCTTGGTGTAAAGCCAGCAATGCAAGAAGAGTTTTATAAAAGTGTGAATCCTTATATGCGTCGTATGTTGAAAAAGATTGTGCTTCCTCACTTGCCTCCAGTTCTAAATGAGCGACGTGATGTTGAGATGTCAACTAAGCAGAAAAAGGCTTATGACCAGATGCGTGAATTAATGATTGCTGAACTTGAGTCTGGAGAAATCCTTTCTGCTCCAAGTGTTCTTACACAGACAATTAGACTTCTTCAGTTTGCAAGTTCTTATGCCATCATGGAAGTTGATGAAGAGACTGGGGAGTCCCGTGCAATTCTTGACTCACCATCTTGCAAAGTTGATGCTTTGATGGAAGATATTAAAAATGGTGACTTTGGAGATGACTCCGTTGCTGTATCTGCCGTCTCTAAACAACTTATCAATCTTCTTAGTGCTGAATTGACAAAAGAAAAAATACCTCATGGTTTGATTACTGGAGACCAAGACGAAGACCAGCGCCAACAAGCCGTTGATGATTTTCAGGCTGGTCACATTAAATGGATTCTATTTACAGCACAGGCGGGAGGAGTTGGAATCACCTTGACGGCTGCTCGTCGTTTGATTATGCTTCAACGACCATGGTCACTTGTTGACCATAAGCAAGTTCTTGATAGAGTTCACCGCATTGGCTCAGAGATTCACGACTCAATTGTGATTACTGATTATGTTACAGAAGGAACTATTGAGGAAAGAGTAATTCAAGTATTAGAAACAAAAGCAGATAATTTTGAACAGATAGTTAAAGACAAAGAGAAGTTACTCAGACTACTGCAAGATGATAAGGCGGGGACACTATGAGTGGAGTAATTAGATTATCTAACTCAGAAATTCAAACATTTAAGGACTGCCGTCGTCGCTGGTGGCTGACCTACTATCGTCGTCTAAAGCCAAGAGAGCAGAATGTTACTGGCGCATTGGCACTAGGAAGTCGCATTCACCAAGCACTTGATGACCACTATGCAAAAGGAGTTCCTCTCCTTAAGGCACACTCTGATTTAGTTGAGACAGAAAAACAACTTCTTCTTACTGATTTTAGAGATGTTTCTGATTTAGAAACAGAAGCAGAACTTGGTCGCATCATGCTTGAGGGTTATGAGCAATGGGTAGAAGAGAATGGCATTGATGCAGAACTAGAAATGATTTCTACAGAAGAAACAATCATTGCGCCACTCTTTGGTGGAGCCGTTGAACTTCAAGGTAAGTTAGATATGCGTGTTCGCCGCAAGACTGATGGTGTTCGTCTCTTCCGTGACTTCAAGACTGTTGGTGGTTCTCTTTCAGAGTTTGCAAATATGGCTCATATGAACGAGCAAGTTATGACCTATATGCTGCTTGAGGCAACTAAAGCAGATGAGAATAACCGAAGTGAGGGTGGAATATTTACACTATTAAAGAAAGTACGCAGGACTGCTTCGGCTAAGCCACCGTTCTATGACCAAATAGAAATTAGACATAATGTATTTACTTTGCGCTCTTTCTGGAATAGAATCCATGGAGCAATTGGTGATTTGATGAGAGTAAGAACTGCGCTTGATGCTGGAGAGGCTCATTCGTTTGTCGCCTACCCAACAGCAAGTCGTGACTGCAAATGGAAGTGCCAATTTTTCGCTATATGCCCTATGTTCGATGACGGAAGCGCCGCTGAACAAGCACTTAGCGAAATGTATGAGGAGTCAGACCCTTATGCATATTATGAATCAGAGAAAAAAGGAGGCGAGTGACAGTGAGTGAAGTACAACGTTCACTAACAATTATGGTGTATGGGGAGAGCAAGGTTGGTAAATCATCCTTTGCAGTAACAGCACCATATCCACGACTAATGCTTGACGTTGAAGGTGGACACCGTTTCCTACCTATCGTCGTCAAATACTGGGACCCTTTGCGAGAAGAGCCACCAGTTGCAGATGGAACTTGGGATACTTGCGTAGTTACAGTTCGTGACTACGACACAGTAATCAAGACATATCAATGGCTACAGATGGGTAAGCATCAGTTCAAGAGTTTGATTATTGATTCAATCTCTGAACTACAAGTAAAGTGCATGGACAGCATTGCTGGAAATGAACAAATGAAGATGCAACAATGGGGAGAACTTCTTCGCCATATGGGCGCATTACTTCGTGATTTGCGTGACCTTACAATGCACGCAACTAATCCTCTAGAGGCTGTAGTTCTAACTGCAATGTCTCGAACAGGTGGCGACTCAAGTCGTAATAAGCCATACCTACAAGGACAGTTGGCAATTCAAGCGCCATACTTCTATGACATTCTTGGTGCTCTTACAGTTGAGCAATTACCAAATCCAGACCCTATGCAACCCCCATATAAAGTTCGTCGTATGTATGTTGAACGAACAAATGAATACGAAGCAGGAGAGCGTGTTCAGGGGCGATTAGGTTCTATCGTCGAACAACAGAATTTGTCTATAGAAAGAATGCTAGATATAGTTTTCGGACCTAGACAAACAGCAACACCAGCAACACAAGAAAACACAACGACTACGAAAGGCAACGAATGAGCACACTCAATTGGGGCGACCTCATCAAAGATGCTGGAGAAATCGGTGGCAGTTACGAAGCGCTACCTGATGGCGACTACGACTTAACAGTTGTAGAAGCAACAGCAAAAGTAACTGCTACTGGCAAGACAATGTTCTCAGTAAAGACGCAAGTTGAAGGCGGAGCCTACAATAAGCGTTTTGTTTGGGATAACTTGACTGTATCTCCAGAAAATAAAAATGCACTTGCAATTTTCTTTAGCAAGATGCACGCAATGGGAATCACACAAGATTTCTTCGCTCAGTCGCCAGCACCAACAAATGCTGCAATTGAGCAAGTTCTTCTTGGTCGTAAGTTCCGTGGAACCGTTGGTAACCGAGTTTACAACGGACAAAAGCGTAATGAAATCCGTCGCTACTTCCCAGTAGGGACAACGGCTGCAGCAGCACCAATAACAACAGCCGCTGCACCTGCTCCAGCACCTGCTCCAGCGCCAGCACCTGCTCCAGCGCCAGCACCTGCTACTGCTGCTACAGCATCTGCTCCAGCAGCACCGTTCTAAAAGACGAATAGTTGGGTTGCCGTCAGATAAAACTGGCGGCAACTAACAACTTTGATTAAGGAGAAATGATGGCAGAGATAAATATTGAGTGGGTAAAAGAACAACTCACTTTGAATAAGACAAAAAAGATGACAGGTGATGCTGTCTTAGAATTATTAGAAACATGGAAAAACACAAAGCGTCCACCAAAATCAGACAACTCAAAAGAAATATTAGATATATTTTCAAAATTAGCACTTGGATATGCTCTTGTAAAAGAAGATAATAGTGAAACTTGGATTCAGGTTCAGCCAGGAGCAATTAAAGTAACTGATGTTGTAAGAGTTAAGTTTGATGCCTTTGATGAAGAGAGCGGTAAGTACACTCTAAATGGAAGAAAAGGTAAAGTTGTTGGAGTTCGCTATGGAGATATTATTATGAAAAGCGATGATAATAAAATACCTTTGTTAGATGGAATTCACCTAAGACCAGAGAATCTAGAAAAGAGGGTCTAATAATGGCAAGTGCAACTTATACATTTGAAGTATTTGGAAAAGACCACGAACACCTGGCAATTAATGTCAGAGAAGAATTACAAAAGTATGTTGGTACAGAAAATAAGTCTGTTATTGACCACATTAACTACGATACTGAAGTCGAGAAAACTGAAGAAAATGTCTATCGTGCTAGCGTAACAGCAAGGATAAAACTATGACTACATCAGAGAATATTTCTGGGGCAGAGACACATCCACATAGAGTAGAAGCATTAAGAGAAGCAGCAAAGATTATTTCTGGTGAAAGAAATAAGCAATATGGAAACCCAGAAGATAATTTTGAGCGGACTGCAAAAATTTGGTCTGTAATTCTTGGAATTAAGATTTCAAATGAAGATGTAGCAATGATGATGGTTGGTCTTAAGGTAGCACGCTATGCCTCTAAGTCTGGCTTCCAAGCAGATACATGGGTTGATATTGCTGGCTATGCTGGCTGTGGCTACGAGGTGGGGTATTTAGAGAACGAAAAGCAGTAACTAAAATGTAAACTCTCAGAGGAAGAAGAGGAAGAATGGCTGAACAGCCGTGGAAATTTACAAATGCGCTTTGTTCTCAAGTAGGAACCGAAATGTTTTTTATAGAAGATAGAGATGAGCAAAACTTGACATCTTTATCTGACTACAAACTTGCTATAAATATCTGCGGTAGATGCGAACATATTGCAGAGTGCGCTGAGTGGGGCATTAAGCATGAAAGTTTCGGTGTGTGGGGCGGTCTTACCCCCAAGCAAAGAAGAACTATTAGGCAGAAAAGAAATATCATTTTAGACTCTGAATTAGATACTCTAGGATAGATAAGAAGACTAAAATTGTCATAGTAATTTACTTTCTTTAAGAAAGGGTTTCTATGGCGGCCAAACCCACGCTGCGCTTATTAGCGCTATGCGAGTTGTGCTGGCTTGAGAACCACACTAACTGGGAGCCAGAAAGTATGGATGAGTCTGGCCATATAGTTATGAAACTTGTAGGAGTTGATACTCCAGAAGTAACAAATTTTGGTGTAGTTGATGTCTGCTGTATGTGCGGCTCAATAACTATTTCTGGTATCTATCAAATGATGGACCCAGGCCAAGTATATTTTCTTGGAGAAAAAGAAGAGTCTTTACAGAGATTTGAGTTTGATTTTGGTATCCTTGACGAAGACTAAGTCAGGAGAACCTTTTGAAAGACAAAAGACCAGGAGAAGAACTCTGGCTTGAGTGGCATGGATTAAATTACTATCCCTCTAAAGAAGATGCTGTTATCTATTATACATTTGGTGATGTTGACTTGGATAACGAAATTATTCGTAGAGCACTTGCATCTTCACTGCAACGAGATGGTGTTGCTGATTCTTTAGGTGAAGGATTCAAATATATTGACAAAGCAATTATTTCTGCCGGGTGGGCTGGAAATCTAGAAGAAGAACATGACTATATTGTTTGTAGTGAAGATGGAGAGACTGAGTATGGAGATTTTGTTGATAGTGCAATAGAGATTACTTGGATAGAAATATAGAGACATACTGAGTTATTTCGATAGTTTTATAGTGTAATAGTGTAACCTTTTACATATGTGGAAACCCGCTGACAGCCTAGAGTGGCAAAGAAGTGCTCTTTGTGCGAAGCCTGAAAATAAAAATAATATAGAATGGTTTTTTGCTCCAGAATTTGATAAAAAATACTCTGCAAAAAATTTATGCTTTCAATGCCCTGTTCGCAAAAGTTGTTTACAGTGGGCTTTAGAGCATCGTCAGATTTGGGGAGTTTGGGGTGGAAGAGATGAAGTTGAAATTCGTAGAGCACTCTCTGTCTCATATCTAGGAGAAGAAACTAGACGTCGCAGGTATCCAAATTGTCCATACTGTACTGCTCGTCCTGGAAAATTAGAAACATCAATTGTTCAACTAGATAGTTCTGGACGATGGAATACTGCAAAAGTTGTTACTTGTTCCGAGTGTGGTTTTGCTTGGAAAAGCCGAACAAGCGCAAATGCGGTTGATGCTTATAAAGCAGAACGTATTGAAAAAATTGAAAGACAGCGTAGAGAAAAAGAAAAGGCTAAAAAAGTAAAACGACCTAGGAAATCTTCCTCAGCCAAACCTGGAAAGAAATCTCTAAAGTAAATAGTTTCTGTGCATAAGACAGCAAGATACCGTCAATACCTGGCTTAGGGTTATTTGCAGGTCCTTTACCGCTTTCCCAAGTGTAGTCATCAAAAGCAACAATCCCACCTAATTTAAGGCTTGCTATTCCATTTATTCCATCTTTTAGAGTAGCAATAGCAGTATGGTCTCCATCAATATAAACAAAATCATACATATTTGTATTTTCTTCAAAAAAAGAATTACTAGTCATTTTCTTTTTAATAAGACGCCCAGAGTCTATATGTTTTTGATGTCTTTCTGTATATACAGTTTCTACATCTTTCCAATCAAACTCTTTATGGATTGACTCATCAGAGCCTTCCCAGGTGTCAACATCTGTCAAAGTTGAGTTTGGGTGCGTAAGGATATTCTCTAAAAGCCACTCTGTAGCATCTCCAGTGTATGCTCCAATTTGAAGACAATGAATCTCTTTTCCTTTTAACTCTTCTAGATATTTAGAAAATAGATTAACTGCTCCATGCATAAACCAGTTTGGATATTGTTCAGTTGTCATTTAGTTTATCCTCGCAGAAAGCCAAGTTGTTTGTAAGTCGTTCTTTTTCTTCTTCTGGTGCTATTTCTAAAGCAGCCTTTGCATATGCAACTGCTTCATCATGTTTTCCTAAATGATAACAAGATATTGCTGCCATATCGTGAGGGAGATATCCCCAAGACTCTGCTTCACATAAATACTCTAATGGCTTTTCTACAATTGCTAGAGCAATACTTGCTTGCTCAAAGCATTTCTCCCATTGAGAAGTTGAGTAGTAATACTTAGCCAAATCAACGTGAGGTTCTCTACGTCCAGGCGCTGTTGCAGCAGCCAAGGTAAACCAAACTTCTGATTCATCTGGATGAATTTTTCCTAGATAACGCATTGAGGCAGCACGCTCAGGTGGCCATTTTGCATTTGGTAGAGCAAGATGTCTCTTAAACTCCTTAGATGCTTCTTCAAATTTGTTATAGAAAAATAATTCTCTTGCATAATAAAAAGCATTTCTATCATCACTAGGGTCTTCTTCTGTAGATGCCTTAAGCAGTGGAAGATATTGAGACCTAGATTTTGTATTATCAGCATGATGCTCCATAGTTGCTCCAGTCCAGAATGCAACTTCTTGCATTCGGTCAGGAACTAAAACTTCGTGAACTGGGTGCTTCCAACGATAACCATGGCGTGCATGAATTTTATCTCCACCAAAAGTAAGTCCTGGAGTTCCATCAGAATTCCAGTTCCACACATAGTTATAGCGTGGTCGTGTTGCTTTTGCTTCATATGCTTTTTGCAACTCTGCTCTCCACCCAGGGAGCATAATCTCGTCCATGTCTAGCGGTATGCAATAGTCCATATCTGTAGGAACTAGGGCTAAAGATGCATTTCTTCCTGTATCAAAACGCCAAGGTTTTACACTAATCTCTGCGACATTAATCCCAAAAGACTTTGCTAACTCTATTGTTTTGTCTGTAGAGCCAGTATCAACAATTAGTAAATAATCTGCTTCATCTTTTACAGAGTTATACCAACGCTCAACAAACTGTTCTTCATTCAAGGCTATTGTGTATACGCATACTTTCATATGAAAATACTATCGTAAAAAAGAAAAAACCCCCGTTTTAACACGGGGGCTTTGACTTTATAAGAGATTAGGCAATGCTTAGGAAGCGTGCCCGTCCGTAGATAGATGTTCCACTATCGCGGCTGTAGAACTCAAGAACTGTCTTTCCAGTTGTCTGTAGAGTTGGGGCTGAGCCACCATCCCATGTAACTCCTGAGAATGTAACAGTGTTTGAACCACGGTTAGATACTTCTACCCACCATGTGTTGGCATATCCTGCTGGAACGTTTGAGAATGTAATTGTTGAAGCACCAGATTGGCTTGAGAGCACAGTTACTGGGTAATCAATTACGCTCACTGTCACAGAGCCTGTAGCAGCAGCGCCGCTAAGAGTCTGTAATCTAGCAGTTACACCCTGAGTGATGTAAGCATCTTGAGATGCTGTAAGCACTACTGGGGACATTGTAATTGGCATTATTTATTCCTCCGCAGGTGTTTCTTCGTCTGAAGCCTTCTTCTTTGAAGAAGCCTTTGGTGCTGTAGCAGATTCTTCTTCTACAACTACTCCCCAAGAAGCCTTAGCCTCTAAAGGAAGTTCTGGAATGAATGTGCCATCTGGACGACGCTCAAACCCAACAGATGGTGGATTTGGCATATCAGTGATATCAATTACAATAAAAGCATCTGCAATTGGTCCAATAGTTGACTCACTTTCAGCGGCAACAATGTTAGCAACCTTGTTACCTCCAACTAGAGCAAATTTCTTCATTAGTTTTCTCCTTTACCTTACGCTGTGAACTTCTCGGTGTAGCGAAGGATAACAGTACCGTCTCCACCGTTTCCACCAGTAGCATAATATGGGTAGTACTGTGTTGTGTTGAAGTCAATATCAACAAAGTCACCAGCAGACATTGCAAGCAATTCAACTGCAACTTGGAAGTATGCAGCGTTTGCAGGAGCCAATGGTGGCTGCCATGTCTGCATATTTGTCACTGTTGCTGATGTCCATGCGTTAGCAACGAGAGTTACTGAAACTGTAGGACGGTCCTCACGGATAACATTCTTGTTGATATCCAACCAGATAATTGTTGGGCGACCAACTTTTGTTCCAATGTTTGGTGTTCCTGGGTTTGACGCTGATGCGTTCAAACGGAAACCAAATCCTGAGAAGAACAACTGTGTACGAGGCATAATTGGGAAGTCAGTCCATGAAGTAATTACCTTCATATTTCCTGCATCCTGTGCTGTTGCACGAAGACCATAGGTTCCATAGTTTGCTGCTGATGCAGTTACTAGAGTTGTACAGTTATATACAGGGGTCCAGCGGTACATATCACTCTGAGCGTTACCTTCAAAGTTGATGAACTGTGAGGCTGAGTGTGTAGCAAGTGTCAAAGGTGAGTTAGAACCGTTTGAACCAGCACCACCACCACCAGAACCAGTTCCTGGAGCAGCATCAAGACCACGAGCGTAGACGTCTGTAATAAGACCTCCACCAGGGTTTGTTAGGTAAGCAAGGTATGTATGTCCACCCTTACCTCCGCCAGCGTTTCCGCGTCCTGGGTTGTTGAAACCGCCTTGTGCGAATGTATTCCATCCGCCGCCGCCTCCGCCGCCACCAACGTGTGTTGATGTAAGTGTTCCTGAACCATCAATATTAATTCCGTAACCACCATCTCCACCATAAGTAGGAATATTTACGTTAGATGATGTAGTTGCATATCCACCAAGGTTACCAAGTTGCTGCATATTCTGAAGCATGGTTGAACCTGTTGAAGCGAAACCAGTTGTTGTTCCTGAAGCGCCTTCAACTGCTGAGTATGAAATAGCGTTGAATCCTGCAGAACCTGCACCAGCACCGCCACCTGCATATGTAGGAGCAGTTGCTGAGTTAGTTGCAGCGTGTCCACCAGCATTAGCGCCAGGAAGACCGAACTGCCAGAAACGAAGGTTAGAGTTATAAGTTCCTCCACCTCCACCACCCTTGGCTGCAACGAGAGGTGCAGTCATTGTTGTTGAGTAGTGTGCTTCTCCAGCCCATGTGAAGCCAGCAGAGTTTCCATCCTTGTAATAGGTTGGTGCAGAGCCAACTTCTAGTTGAGCATTTAATAAGTAGAACTCAGGTTCAGCGCCACCAGTGTTGTTGTTAGCAGCATTTACCATCTGCACACCGAAGCGTACATATGCTGCTGTTCCTGGGGCTGTTGCTGTTACTTGAAGACGCTTTCCTGGAGTAGCGTTGAGGTTACCTGTAGAACCCATCTTTAAGTTTGTTGTAGGTAAAAATAGAGGACTTCCTACAGTTCGTGTGCTGATAATGTTTTGGTCAACATCGTAGAACTCAAGGTAAGCAGATGCAGCACGGTATTCTTTCCATGCCCATGCATAAACAGAACCTGTGTATTGTGTTCCAGGAACTGCTTTAACCCAGTCGTGTGATGCTTCCATGTTCTGGCTATCAGCAGTAGTCGAAATCATCTTAAGACCCATGCCGTATTCGTATGTTGGTGGACGCCATGCTGTTGCAGATGCGCCAACTTCAACTTGAACGTTATCAATTTGCATTGTTGTATTTGCTGGAATCAAGAATCCAACATAAGCCCACTTTGCAGTAAGACCTGCTGCATATGCTGGAAGACCAGTAAATGTTGCAGAGACACGGCGCCATGCACCGTTGAAGATACCTGAATGAGCAAATGTTCCAGTTCCTGAAACAGCACCTGTGTTAGCAAGGCTAAGGTTAATTGTTGTTCCAGATACGCTTGTGATTGTTGCGTTAGTTGCAACTCCTGTACCAGCAACAACTTGACCAACGAAGAGACCGTCAGCGTTATCAACTACAAGGAATGTATTTCCCTGTGCGCCAGTGATAGTCTTTGAGATTGACCCACCATAACCAGAAAGTGGAGCAGAGACAGTCTGCTGAGCAACGTGGTATCCACCAGCAGAAGGAGTTACTGCTGAGTAAACAGTTCCTGTTCCGTTAGCAGTTCCTTGGTTGTTTCCTGGGTAGTTAGAGCCATCACCAATACGAAGTTGCATGATGAGGTTCTGAGGTGTTGAGTTTGTATGGTAAACATATGCAGAAACTGTATATGTTGCATTTGGGTCATAAGCAAAACCAGTTGTTCCGTTGTTGTTTAGAGCACCAGCGACTGATGTTGATAGACCTACAAGACGAGCACCTGCTGTTGAGTTAACGCAAGAGAGTGAGTTAGCACCAGTTGTTGAACCGCTGATTTCTGCAGGAGAAACCATTTCAGGCAACTTAGTGTATGGGTTTGAAAGAACAGCAGCAGAGATACCACCAAGAGTATCAAGAACAAAGTAAGAGCCACCGTTAAGGGTGAGGTCTTCTAACTGTGCATACTGTGCTTGAATAACGTTATTTGACTGTGTTGCTCCAAATGAAGATGAGATAGCAATGTTGTCGTTATAAACAATTGATGTAGGTGTGATTGTGCACGCCTGTAGTTTGAATGTAAGTGTTCCAGATACTGTTGCTGTGTTAGCAACAGTTAAGGTAATTGTTGTTCCAGAGATAGCAGAAACAATTGCGTTTGTTCCAATACCAGTTCCTGAAACTACCTGACCTAATACAATACCTGTGTTATCTGGGGCAACAATAATTGTGAATGTAGAACCAGTTCCTGTAGCATTCTTTTGGATTTGCTGAAGGTTATTTGCTTCCCAAAGAGAAACACCCTTGCTAAATGAAGGGTTCATCAAAAGGTTTACAGGGGCTGAACCACCAAATGTTGTGCTTCCACCGACACCACCAGGTTGAGTGTTCACGTTATCAGAGGATGAAATTACTGCACCCTGACCACCATGTCCACCTGCACCAATTGCAATGTTATAAGTTGTTCCAGGGGTAACGTTTACTTGACGCTGGACAACTTGTCCTCCACCGCCACCGCCGCCAGCAGAAACATCGTTTCCTCCGCCGCCGCCTCCGCCGCCACCGACTGCAATTACTTCAATAGCAGTAACGCCAGTTGGCACAGTGAATGTTCCATTCGCTGTGTACTGGACTTCTTTGATAGAGAAGCGTCCAGAGTTATCATTAGGAAATACAATTAAATCTTTGCTACCTGAAATAGCCATTGTTCTTTAGCCTCTCGTTTCTTTTTGGTTACTACTACGCGGTAATCTCTACGCCAGAGACCATAACATCAATAGTGCTGTTAGTTGATGCCGCAACGTAGATTGCGTCAGACCCTGTCATAACTTGACGAATATCAAAATTTACTGTTCCATTTGCTGGAATTTGAAGACCATTGCAGAAGTTAAGTGCTGTACCTGAGTTGTAGCCACCAGTTCCAAACTGAATGGTAAGAGTTGCTACTGTTGCTGTCTTGTTTGCTGCAACGATATTAGTGACGATTGTTTGTCCACCTGCTGGCACAGAAGAGTACGCAGTTGCACCTGCAGTTGTTGCTGTACCTCGGAAGAGTTTTGCTGCTGTAGTTGCCATTATGCGAGTACTCCCATATATGAGTTGATTGTTAGGTCATTTGCTGTGTTATTGATTGTCGTGATTTTAGCATTTCCTGCTGAATTAACTGCCGCGACTTGCGTAGTTCCAGCAGTATTTACTGAGTTGACTGCTGTTGTTCCAGCAGTTGTTACTGAGCCTACCTGAGCAGCAGTTGCCGCTACGATGTCATTTACACCAAGAAGGCTTCCTAGAGTTTCTAATGCCTTAGAAACAAATACGAGGTCTTGAGCAGTGTAAGTGCTTGCAGTTAGGCTAGATGTGATTTCTGCCTTCACCGCATCAATTTGCGTTGAGAGACTGTCATAACTAGGCATTATTTCTCCATTCCTTGATTGTAAATTTTATCAGTTTTTTGAACAAGGATTACTCCCATTTTACACTATGCCTGTGCTTCAGTCCATGAAATACGGGCTGTAATATTGGCTGAAGCAGCACCAATGTTGGTTGCTGTAATCACCAAAATGTCTGGACCGTTAGGGTATGAAGGGCTAGTTGCGTTTCCATTTCCACTCAGGATTGAGTTTCCAAGTTCACGGATTGCCTTCAAGTCGTAGGCTGTGACGTTGTAGTTTGTTCCACCACCACCGTTTTCTGAATAGAACGAGAACACTGTATCTCCACCAGCAATAGAGCCAGTAGGGGCACCTGATGGAACAACTCCACCATTAGGTCCTGTATTGTCAAAATAAAGCACCTGAGCCAAAGAACCAGAACCTACACGCTCACGGTCCCAGTCAAAAGGAATTCCTCTGTAAAGGGGAACTCCACCAAATGTTCCAGAGCCAGCAGGGGTTCCAGTTGTTGGTAGTGAAAGAGTGATTACGTTACCTGCAATAGCAATAATAACTGCTCCAACAGGTAGGTTAGTTCCAGAGATTACAGTCATGCCGATAGCAACATTCTGAACATCAGAAAGAGTTACCTGAGATGATGTAGTACCTGCAGAGATAGTCTTTGAGATACGCAGAGATAGTTCAGTATGCTGAGTATAGGAAATTGTCTGTGGATTCAAGAAGCCCTGAATTAGGAACTGTCCGTTAGTTGACACACCGACAGAGGCAAGACGCATCTGCATTCGGTTGATAAGTTCACGAACACCAAAGTTCTTTGCAATTGCGTTATCTACAGATGGAGCAAGACGCACTGCAATAAGTGGGCGTGTTGTACCAGTTGCGATTGATAACTGCTTAGTCATACCTGCTGTAAATACATATTCAGCATCAGAGTCAAAGCGACCATCCATAATTACAGATGAGCCCCAGTGTGAGATTTGAGGAGCGCAGGTTTGGGTAATTGTTATTACTGAAACTTGAGAAGTGCCTGTCCCACCAACTGTTGTGTCTGGACTAAATGCTGTAGTTGCAGTATTTCCTCCACCAAGAATAACAATTTGTCCTGGGAAGTAGATAGGATATTGCTGACGACGAGAGATTCCTACAGCATAGCCACGCATTGTTGCGTTGTATGTTGTGTCTACCGTGCTGTATGAAGCAACTTCAACTGCAGAGTCATTTTTAATCATCAAATAACCGCTTGAAGGCCAGTTATCAACGTTATCAACATACATAGTTGTATCGTTTGGACTAAGAGTTGAGCCTAGAGTTTGAGTTGCTCCACCTACAAGACGAGCACGCTTTCCTTCATTAGATACTTCATATCTAGCAGGAAGGTTTCCTGAGCGCTGGTATGCAGCAGTATTAATATTGTTATTTGCCATACGGTGTACATAAACAATGTCACCCTTAATAGCACGGAATCCCCAACGGATATATCCAGCACCATACCATGTATAGTCAATGTAAATCATTTGCATCTTGCCAATATCTAAGTTGTAACCACCAGGGCCACGACCATCCATATTGTCAAGATTCCATTGGTCTTGACGGATACGAATTTCTTGAGTCTTAGTTGCTCGCGCATATTGAACTGTTGTTCCACGATATGCAGGTGAGACGTGCAAAATGGTGTCGCTTGGAATATTTTGAATTAGATAAGACTGACCTCTAATTACAATCTTATCTCCAACAAGTAACTGCTTACGGAACTGCGTTCCATTTCCAGTAATAAGTGAAGAGTTAGCAGTTGTATTTACAGTTCCACCAAGTTCTTTATTAGAGAAACGACGAACTGCATATACATACTGACCGTCATACTCAAAGAAGAAGCCATTTTGCTCATCAAAAAGACCTGCGCGAGTTACAGCACCCTTCCATGTTCTGACAGTAACGTATATATTGGTTCCTCCAGGACTTACATCTGTAGGATTAAGAGCCCCTGCAAGAGTTACTTTATAAGTAAATACATTTGTTCCTGTAACACTATCCACAATAAATGTTCCATTATATGGATTTTCTGTAGATATTACTTGAACACCTTCAACTTGAATCTGAGCACCTGGCTGCATACCGTGGTCTTGAAGAGTTGTTACAGTTACAATTTTTTCTCCAGCACTAGAAACGTTGTTTGCTGACATATTTACAACGTCATAAGTTGGGGTCAATTTTGAACCAGTCGAGAATTGAATTGACTTACCAGACTGATAACGGAAGTAACGACGTGTCTGACGAATTGTTTGAAGACCAATTGCATTTCCAAGAGTAGTCAGAGATACACCGCCATCTAAAGGACGATGCTGTACATAACCTTCTGGCTTAGCATACAGAACGGATGAAGATGATGTGGATACTGCTGTAACAACAGTATCTAAAATTTGGAAAGTAAATGTCGTTGGGCTTGTTACATCTTTAACAATCCAGTTACCATTAATACCACTTGTATTATTAATCATAATTGGTGTTCCTGGGAACAAACCATGCGGGTTGGTTGTAGTAATTGTAATTGTTGATGGGTTACCGCCATTTGTAGCAGCAGCAAAACCATTTAGGTTTCCTAGTGTTACGTTTCCTCCAGGAATATGAGCGTTATCAAAAACGTCTCCACCATAAACAGTTGTATAGTTTGATACCCACACAATGCCGTCAACAAGACCGCGAGCAAAATATGTAAATGAAGTTGGACTAACAACTGTATTTACTACGAATGTTCCTTCTGCTCTAAAGTTCAATGTATCTTGAATACTTACAATGTTTCCTGGCTGTAAGTTGTGAATTGTTGCTGTTGTAACTGTCATAAGTGAGCGAGGACCTGCCCCGTTTCCTTGAACGTTAACTACATCAAAAGAGTTACCACCAGAAGATTTAGGAAAAAATGTTGGATAGTTATTTGCTAAGAAGAGTGCTTCCCACTTAGATGGCTGAACAGAGTATTCAAAGTCTGTATCCATCAAAGACTGTGGAGCAGCAATACGAAGTTTTTCTACTGTATCAAGAAGTGTGTCAGTAAAGTTAACTGTCTCGTTGAACTCATCAACCATCACGGAAATGAGGTCAGTTGAACTCATTGAAGATGTATTGTATTCAAGAATAATTTGTGTCTTAGGGTTTGTTGGGTCACCAATATATGACCAGCCTGTGTATCCAAGAACTGGGTCAGCAAAGTTATAAATGATTATTCCTCGTGTCACGTTAGTGATGAGCAATACTCTCTCTTCAAGGAGGAACGAAGGAAGTACTAATTTTCTTTCTGAAGGAGTAAAGACATAGTCAGTACCTCTAATAATTCTTCTTGACATTAGTTATCCTCGCCTTATTTATAGAAGTGCTATAGCCAAAAGGCTACTGGTAGTAGAGCCGACATTTGTAATATTAGTGGTTGTAGTGCTGGTTTGGTCACCAAACAGGCCGAGATTCAATAAAGAATTCATTTCAATGATGCTGATACGGTTTGTATCTGCTGTTGTTCCGTCTGGACCAGTTGGGCCTACTGGACCTGCAGCACCCGTAGCACCTGCTACTCCTGCAGCGCCCTTTATGTTTCCTTGGAGAACCCATGTTGTTGTGGATGCACTATATGCATAGTAGTTTCCATTAGCAACGTTAAGAAAATTATCTGCTTCTAAAAGACCAGAAAGACCTGCTGATTCTGGTGCAACTGATGCAGTGTAAATCTTACTTCCGCGAGTACCTGCAACACCTGCGGCACCTGTAGGACCTGTTGCACCATTGGCACCGTTAGTTCCAGCAGTACCTGCGGGACCAGTAGGTCCAGTAGCACCTGCAGGGCCTTGAGCACCTGGGCGTGAGCCAGCGACAACTACCCATTCGGTACCTGTCCAGCGTTTTAATGACATTAATTGCTCCTAGATTCTCTCACAAGTAGCACCACTATATTATCCCATTTTGTAATAACTGAGTCCATTATGAAAGCCTGAACCATGGAATATTTGTAGTTGCTGCCGTGAAGTTTGCTGGTGTAGGTGAGTCTCCTGCTGGCAGTAGACCTGATAAAGGAACGCCAGAAATGCTCTGACCCCCTGTGATATATGAGTTCAAGAAAAAGGAAGGAAGGCTTGCTGTCGAGATTCCTAAAATTGTTGCTGCTGATGTTCCATCTGTTGATATGGCAAAACCATATGTTGTTCCTGCAGTAATAGAAAGGCTTGTCGGATACCCCCCAGTATTACTGAGGGCAAGAGTCTTTAGCCCAGTTGCAGAGAGAAGAGTTAGGTCGCTTGCTGTCCTAGCAACTAAGGTAGCCGTATTTGCAGAGCCATTATATGTATACAAAAGTAGTCTGGCATAGGACCCCGCTGTAATTGCTCCAGCAGTTGATATAAAAATACTCATGTTACTAATTGTTAAAGTTTTAGAAGCCTGGAACAAATTAGTAGAACGGTTTGTGAATACAGTAAGAGCCGAGGCTCCAAGCGATGACATATCCATTTTTGAAAATGGCTCAATATGGTTATCAGCAACCCACGATGCACCTGGGTTTGCTAAAACGTTAGTTGTAATTTGGCTGGCTAAATCTCTGGCTTTTGTCATCTTATAACTCCGCACTAAATCCGAGGAAGGTTGCAGCATTGTTGTTTGAAATTAACTGATACGGTCTGAACTGCGTTGCACCAGTTACTCCAAACTGAAGTGCTTGCATTCCAGTTGTATATCCATATGCAGTAGGTGTTGCGCCAGTTAAAGTCGTAACTCCATCAAATAGACCGTAGGCTCCGCCAGTTTCAATAGCGCTAGGTGCGGCTCTAAAAGTTACTGGCATTGGTATGTGAATAAGTACAGATGTTGTTGCTGTTGCAAAACCGAGAGCCATAGCATCAGTTGCAGTATCAACTACTTGACGATAGTAATATCGTTGGCACAAATCAAGTTCTCCAGCAATTGTCCCAGATGCTGTTATGTATGGAGTTGCAACAGGGCCTGACTCCAACTGCACTCCATATAGGTCTAGGGCTGAACTATTGACTACAACGTTTCTCAAACTAACTTGCACATATGAGTTTGTACCAATTGTCTTTGATGCAAGGCTTGGCATAGAGAATGTGAATGAGAATCTCTGCCATGAAGATGTAAGTGCTACTCCTCCAGTATTAGAGAGGGCTGCTACCGTTGTAGAGCCTCCAGAGCCAAATACTTGCTCTACAAAAACTGAACCTGAACGAGAGGTATCTGCTTTTGCCCAGAATGAAAGTGTGCAAGTTTCTCCAGCAAGAGTTCTAACATCTTCAATTCTTTGTTGTACTTGGAAAAATGTAGATGAACCAACTGCAGTGACTGCTTGGCGCATAAAGAACGCACCTTCATAACCTGCTACGGGAGCAACTCCAGGAGTAAATGCTTGCTGTGTAATTGTGACTGTTCCGTTACCATCTTGACTATGACGCCATCTGTCTAATGTATAAATTCCATCAGCAGGGGATGTAAAGGTAGTTCCACGTTGTGCATAAAAAAAGTTAGAGTTTATTAGTTTATTTTTACCAGCAACTTGATAGTTTCCACCCCAGCGGAGTCCGCCAGTTGCAGTGCTATCTGCAAACAACATTGAGAAGTCTGAGCCAACTGTAGTTTTAGTAACAGTGTTATCTGCAGCAGCAGAGAGTATGTCTCCCTTGGCATCAAATGTTGAAAGAGCAATGGTGTCAGAGGCATTGAAAGAGCCAAAAGTAAGAACCTCAATGACATCATTGAGGGCTAAAGCAGGAAGAATAATTGATGTTCCATTTGATGCGGTGTAGTCCTGATTACGAACAAGAAGAACACCATTCAAAAATACTTGCTCTACTCCAGCATTGTATGCAAGCGTTGCCGCGTTTGCATCCGCTCCAGAAATAGTTGTTTGCCCTGCGGTAGCAACAAAACGATAACGAGTAAGAGTTGCTTGGCCAGCAGGTCCTGTTGGTCCAGTAGAGCCAACTCCTGTTGCTCCTGTCGCACCCGTTGCTCCAGTTGGACCAGTTACAGTACTTGCAGCACCAGTAGCACCAGTAGCACCAGTAGCACCAACACTTCCTGTAGCACCAGTAGGACCAGTAGGTCCTGTTGGTCCTTCGTTACCAGTGTTACCAGTTGGTCCACGATTTCCTTGAATACCTGTTGCACCAGTTGCACCCGTTGCTCCACTTGCACCTGTAGGTCCTGTTGGTCCACCTGCAGGGCCAGTTGGCCCGCTTGCGCCTGTAGCACCAGTTGGTCCAGTGATTGAATAGCCTTGCACACCTGTTGGCCCCTGAGGTCCAGTTGGTCCTGGCATACCAGTGTTACCAGCAATACCTGTTGCTCCAGCGGGCCCCATCGGTCCAGTTGGCCCTGTCGGTCCACCGCTTGGTCCTATTGGACCTTGAGGCCCTGTCGCACCCGTAGGTCCAGTCGCTCCAAGTAATACTTCATCACCACTTGTATCTACCCAAAGAACTGTCACGGTTTCATCTGGTGCAGTAGGTCCAATTGCTAAATAATCTAAATCAATATCATCTTCATCAATCCACAACTCGCCACTATAGTAAGGACCAGTAGGTGGGTTTGGGTCAGAGAAAATAAGTTCTTCAATTACATTTTCTTCAGACGCCCAGAACTGAAACTCTGCAGGGTTAGGTGCGGTAAGTCCAGAATAAATTGCAGCATTAGCACCAAGGTCGTCAATATCAAACCAAATATCACCTGAGGTTGGACCAGTTGGCGCTGAATTACCAATGTATGTTTCTGTAGGAATTCCTGTTGCATCTGTTGATACATAGTCTTTTCCTTTAGGACCAATTGCTCCAGTAGGTCCTGTAACTCCTGGACCAGTAGGACCAGTAGGTCCAATAATTTGTCCTACGTTTGACCATACATTGCTTGATGTCCACACATAAAGGTCACCATTTGATTCAACAATGAAAGCATCATTAAGTGAGTTACCTGTTGGTGGCAAATTTCCTGGAGTAGCAACAGTTCCACGAACTGTAATTGATGTTCCTTGAGGACCAGTGCTTCCTGTCGCTCCAGTAGAACCAGTAGGTCCAACTTGTCCTGTAGGACCAGTAATACCTTGAGAACCAGTTGCACCTGTTGGGCCTTGAATTGTTCCAGTATTTACCCATGTGGAGGTAGTTGTGCTCCATACATAGAGGTCACCATTGACAATATATGCTTCTCCAACAGAACCGACTGGGTCAGCAGCAATGAGTTGTTGGTATGTATTGTAAGAACCAAGAATTGTTAGTCCTTGACCCTGAGGTCCAGTAGAACCTGTAGGTCCAGTTGGACCCTGAATACCTTGTGCACCTGTAGGACCCGTTGGAACTATTTTTACAGTTGCCCAGACAGTTCCAGTCCAGCGCCAAGTATTTCCTCCAGCGCTAAATTCTTGGTTTAGGGAAGGCGAATTAGGAAAATCAATCGCTGGCATTTACATCCTCCTCAAGAACCTCTGAATTCAATTCTTCCACATAAATCTTTGCCCAAGAATCTGCTGACTCTCTAGACTCCCAAGGGCCAGGATTGTCAATCACTACGTCATCTTTTTTTATAAGACATATTAAGTCTTCTGTTATTGTATAAGTATACTTCATCATATGTCCTAGTTATCAACTCTTGATGTTGATATTTTTCCTAATTCTCCAGCAATAGCAAAGCCTGGATAACCGCTCACTGTTCCATATGTAATTGAGTCTATATTTGAAATATCAAAAGAAGAGGTAACTAGGGTCCAGTTAGATAAATCAACACTATATGCAAGTTGTCCGTTATTTCCGCAAGCGACAAAAATATCTGAACCAAAATCAACATCTCTAATACTTAGCCCAGAAAAAGGACTTGTTCTTTGAGTCCAGGTAACCCCGTCAATTGATGTTCCAATTTTTCCATCACCTGATACAGCAACATATCTATTTATATTATATGCAATAGAGTTTATTTGACTTGTTCCAAAACCACTTGTGACAATATGGTCCCATGTTACAGCGTCTGTTGAACTAGAAATTTTTCCACTTGTACCAACAACTCTAAATTTAGAGCCATCATGGATAATTCCATATAGGTTTATTGCAGTAAGTCCGTATGTTTGCTGAGTCCAAGTGAGTCCATCAGTAGATGTTGCTATTTTACTAGAGGCACCTATTGCTACAAAAATACCTGCAGCATATGTAATACCAAAAATAGTTGTTCCACCAAAAGAACTTGTTCTTTGTGTCCATGTAATACCATCGGGGGATGTTGCTAGTTTACCAGCACCACCTACTGCAACATATAAACCTGCACCATATGCTGCATCCCAAACTACTGTTGTTCCAAAAGAACTTGTAACTATAGTCCAAGAAATTCCATCAGTAGCATATCCAAGTTTTCCACTAGCACCACCAGCAATAAATCTGTTGTTTATATATTTTATAAAAGTTACTTCAGTAGTATCAAACCCACTAATTCTTGGAGAAAATACTCCAGGAGAACTTGTTCTTACTCTGGATGAAATAATACCGTGTAGGGTTCTTAGCATGGCTATGCAGTCAAACTTCCAGCAAGAAGCCATTCATTTGCAGCAACCTTAATCAGTGAGGCTGTTGCATATTGCTGAGATGTTTTTTTCTTAGATGCTTCAGAGTTTATAGTTACTCCTACTGCTCCTACAAAAGTAATCTGACCTGCTCCATATTGAGCAACTACTATTTGAGAGCCAATAGGGAAAGTGTAAGAGTTAAAACCATCAACTTCAATAGAAACATTCACTGCTGAACCTGAAGTTATTCTTACTAACTTAGAGACATCTGCAGAACTTAAAGTTGTTGATAAAGAGTATGTATTTATCGGTAGTTCATAAAATGCTGGTCCAGTTGGCCCAGATACTCCCGTTGGACCTGTAGGACCAAGATTGCTGATAACAATTTGACCACCCATTGACCCATGGAACTCACATACATAGTAAAGAAGGCTTGGGGCATCTAAAGGAACATCCCAAATTAAAACTCCGCTTTGAGTTCCATTTCCAGTTACTCCACTTGAATATACATTTCCTGAAATATATCCGCCAGAGTTTATGCTTGTCTGTATATAAAAAGGGTGTCCAGTAGCATTAATATTAAAAATATATCTATTTCCACGAACAATATAAAGTGTTGGATTAGAAGTTCCACTAATTGTGTATGCGCTGGCTCCACTATTTACAACAGAATAGGTTGTTCCTCCAGGAATTCCCTGAGCGCCCGTAGGTCCTGCCACAGTGCTTGTTGCACCCGTTGCTCCTGTAGGTCCTTGAATGTTTCCTACACTTAACCAACTAGTAGTTGTTGCATCCCATACATATAGTGTTCCAGAGATTAAATATGATTCTCCTGCAGTCCCAATAGGGCGTGCTGCTTGTAGAGCGCCAAGGTTTGCATAAGAACCAGCAATTGTAATTCCTTGTCCTTGTTGCCCAGTCGCTCCAGTAGCACCCGTTGCTCCAGTTGCACCTGTCGCACCTGTAGGTCCAGTAATACCTTGCGGCCCACTTACACCAGTAGCACCCGTTGCACCTTGTGGACCAGTAGGTCCTTGAAAACCTCTTACACCAGTCGCACCTGTCGGACCAGCATTTCCTTGAGGCCCTGTATTTCCTTGAATACCTTGCGGACCTAATGGACCTGTTGGTCCTTGCCCACCTTGTGCACCTTGTGGACCAGTAACTCCTTGCGGTCCAGTTACAGTTGAGGCTGCACCTGTAGCACCAGTTGCACCAGTTGCACCTGTAGGTCCTGCTACACCTTGAATACCCTGTGCACCCGTAGGTCCAGTCGCTCCTTGTGGACCAGTTGCACCTGCTGCAATAGTTCTAACAAGTTTCCATGCAGTGCCATTCCACTCATACAAAAGTGCACCAGATGCATATTGCTGATTAAGTGTTGGAGAGTTTGGAAAATCAATAGGCATAATTAAATCTCCACAATCTGAATTTTATTAGAGTATCCAGACTCAACTCGTGAGCCAATTGAACCACCAATAGATAGAGCATTTCCAGAACTCTGCCATGCCCAGACTTCAAAAAATTCTGCATTATCTAATACTACAACTGAGGACGATGTTATAACAGTAAAATCAGAGTTTGTTCCGACACGAATTTCTCCTTGTCGCTTCTGGGGTGCTGTTACAGAGTTTGTATCAGCAGTATTGTGATAAATCCATGTTGCTCGTGACCCAGTGGTATCTGGACCAAAGTTAATTTGCCATGTAACTACATATGTCTTTGTTACTCCAGATGTATTTGTAAATCTTCCTACCTGAGTGGTTGAATCATATGCAAGTGTAGATGAGCCTTTGGAGTTTTCTGGGTCAGTAATATTCCAACCAACTCGTGTGTCAACGCTACTAGTTAAAGAAATTGGTGTGCTCTGTCGTCGTGCTAAAACAGCAGAAGAATATTGAGGACCTTGCGGACCAGTAGGTCCAGTTACTGATGGACCTGTAGCACCAGTTGGGCCTCCAGGACCTGTTGGGCCAAAGGGACCAGTTGCTCCTCTAAGACCAGTTTCGCCTTGCGCTCCTGTAGCACCCGTAGGTCCAGCAACTGTTGATGCTGGTCCTGTTGGTCCTACACTTCCAGTTGCACCAGTTGCTCCTGTTGCACCTGTTGTTCCAATAGAACCTTGAGCACCTGTTGGTCCAGTAACTCCGCCAATGCTTGATGCAGACTCAACCCAGTAGCCATCGTAGTAAACATATATTTGTCCTGTATTTGCATCAAACCATGCATCACCTGAGATAGCACTTGTTGGTGGTGTTGATGCTTGAAGAGCAAATGAACCATAACGACCTGTAGGACCTGTAGAACCAGTAGGTCCAGTTACAGTAGATGCTGGTCCAGTAGGGCCTTGCGGACCAGTAGGTCCAGTAAGTTCTGTAACTACTAAATTCCATACAGTACCGTTCCATTTATACTGCTGTGACCCGTATGTATAGATATCATTTAAGGATGGTGAGGATGGAAAATCAATCGCCATTTACTATACCGCCCTCTCATATTGGAACTCGATAAGAATTTCATCACCCTCGCTAAAAAAGAACGGAAGCGTTTCATTTGCAGGAATTGCTTCGTCATAGTCTGCAGTTTGAGAATGAATAAATATTTCAATTTTTGTTGCATCATTATTGTTAAAAGCAACACTTCCAACAAAGTTCTTACTAGCAGAGATATCCCTCATAACAACTTGTCCAGTTGGTTGAAGATTTCTTACTGTTGATGTTGCAGCAAGAGGTATAGATACTCTATATGTGCCAGTACCTTTATCTGTTGTTGACCCTGCAATTACTTTAATATTTCCAAAAACTAAAGAACCAAGTTGGATATATCTTCCAGATAAAGTTCCATTACCAATAGATGGATTACTTGAAGATGCTGTCCACAGTGGAGTATATGTTGTCCATGCTCCAGTATTGAATGAACCAGTCGCACCTGTCGCACCTGTAGCGCCAGTAGACCCAGTTGGGCCTGTAACTGTGCTTGCTGGTCCAGTTACTCCAGTTGCACCTGTCGCACCAGTAGGACCTGCTACTCCTTGAGGTCCTTGAACAGTAGATGCAGGTCCAGTTGGGCCTGTAACTCCTGTTGGTCCTGTTGGACCTACGCTTCCTAATTCTCCTGTAAGAGAGACACTCCATGCGGAACCATTAGTAAGTGTGCCTGGATTGATTACATAGTCAACATTAAAAGTTATGTCTAAACTATTTAATTCTGTCACTACACCTTCAATAAATCCAGAACCAATTCCTGTATGTGTAAGTCTAATTCTTGAACCTACAACATAAGATTTTGTAGAATCTAAAACAGTAAATGTTTTACTTCCAGTAGTAAAAGTTAAAATACTATTTGTTACAACACCATTAAAGCCAATACCTAAACCAGTTGCACCTGTTGCACCAGTTGCACCTGTAGGCCCATTATTTCCTTGAGGCCCAGTGGGTCCTGCAACTGTACTTGCTGCGCCAGTTGGTCCAGTTGGTCCCTTAATCTGTCCTACATTTAACCAAACACTTCCAGTCCATACATATAAATCTGCACCAACAATATAAGCCTCGCCTGGAGTTCCCACTGGGTATGTATTGTTTAGATTTTGTGCAGTCTCGAATGAACCTAAAATAGAAAGTGCAGCACCTTGTGCACCCGTAGGTCCTGTTGCACCAGTCAATCCTGTGTTTCCTGGTGAACCAGTTGGACCAGTTGGCCCCGCTGGGCCTGATACTCCTTGAGGTCCAGTTGGTCCTTGAACAGTAGATGCAGCACCTATAGGTCCTGTAGGTCCTGTTGGTCCAGTAGCACCATTTAATCCTGATGAAATTTCTGGCACACCAACTTCTGCCCAGAAATTATCGTAGTAAACATAGATAGAACCGTCAGTTGTGTTGTACCAAGCATCTCCAACCTGTGGTGATGCTGGTGGTGTTGCAGAACTTGTAGAGAAACCACCTGCTCTTCCAGTTGGCCCTGTAGGACCTGCAGTTCCTGCAGTTCCTGTTGGTCCAGTTGCACCTATTTGTGCAGCACCAACTTCAACCCAGAAGGTGTCATAGTAAACATAAACTTTTCCTGTTTCAGCATTAAACCATGCATCTCCAGGAACTGGTGATGCTGGTGGTGTTGCACCTGCAAGTGCAAAGTTACCTTCAGGTCCAGTTGGTCCCTGATTACCTGTTGGACCTTGAATTGTTCCAACACTTACCCAAGATGTTGTTGTTGCTGACCAAACGTAAAGATTTCCAGAAATAATATAGCCATCGCCAAGGCTTCCAGTTGGATGTGCTGCTTGTAGCGCTGGTAAGTTTGCATAAGAACCAAGGATTGTTACGCCAGTGCCTTGCGCACCTGTCGCTCCCGTTGCTCCCGTTGGTCCAGTAATACTTGCACCCGTCGCACCTGTTGGACCAACTGCACCGCTTGCTCCTGTAGGTCCTGGAACTGTACTTGCTGCACCAGTCGCACCTGTAGCACCTGTAGGTCCAACCGCACCAGTAGGTCCAGCAACTGTGCTCGCTGCACCAGTCGCACCAGTCGCACCTGTCGGACCAGCAATACCACTCGCACCAGTTGCACCTGTAGGTCCAGCAACTGTACTTGCAGCACCTGTCGCACCCGTTGCTCCTGTAGGTCCTTGAATGTTTCCAGCACTTATCCAAGATGTACTAAGTGTTGACCAAACATAAAGAGTTCCAGCAATGATGTAGCCGTCACCTGCATTACCAGTTGGCTGTGCTGCTTGTAGTGCTGCTAAAGATTCGTAAGAACCAAGGATTGTAATTCCTTGTCCTTGTGCACCAGTGGCACCCGTTGCACCAGTAGCACCTACTAAACCAGTTGCACCTGTCGCACCAGTAGGACCTGCAACTGTAGATGCGGCTCCTGTGGCACCAGTAGGTCCTTGAATACCTGTGGCTCCTGTTGCACCAACTGCGCCCGTTGCACCAGTTGCACCAGTTAATCCAGTTGCACCTGTCGCACCAGTCGCACCAACTGCACCCGTAGCACCTGTAATACCTTGAATTCCTTGTGCACCTGTAGCACCAGTTAATCCAGTTGCACCTGTAGCACCCACTGCACCTGTTGGACCAACTGCGCCCGTTTCACCAGTTAATCCTGTTGCACCAGTTGCACCAGTTGCACCGACACTTCCTGTTGCACCAGTTGCACCAGTAGCACCGACAGCACCAGTTGCACCAGTAGCACCAACTGCGCCAGTAGCACCTTGAATACCTGTAGCACCTGTAGCACCAGTTGGACCAGTAATACTTGCACCAGTAGGTCCAACTGCACCAGTAGGACCAACTGAACCTGTAGCACCTGTTAAACCAGTTGAACCTCTAGCAGCAAGTAAATCCCATGAAGAAGAAACTCCAGGTTCATCACCAGTTACTGGGTTATAAGAAGCAGCAAACCAAAATTGTCCATTGTGGGTTACTGCAGAATATTGTGTGTAATCAGTTGAGTTAGACCAAACTCCACCATATGTAATTCCAACTGCGCCACGTTCACCAGTCGGTCCTAGATTTCCTTGTGGACCTTGAGAACCAGTCGGTCCTTGTGCTCCTGTTGGTCCCTGAGAACCTGTTAAACCTGTAGCGCCAGTTGCACCTGTAGAGCCTGTTGGTCCTACACTTCCAGTTGCACCAGTTGCTCCTGTTGCACCGACAGCACCAGTAGGACCTTGTGCACCAGTTGAACCTGCAGCACCAGTAGGACCTTGTGGACCAACAATCTGTCCAACACTTGTCCACGTTGGAGTTGGTTCTCCACCCCAGACATATAAATCACCATCTGCATCAACAATGAATGCATCGTTTCTTGTATTACCAGAACTTGGTAGTGAACCTAATGTTGCAACACTTCCGCGGAAATTAATAGAAGTTCCAACAGCACCTTGTGCACCTGTTGCACCAGTCGGACCGACTGCACCAGTTGGTCCTGTAATGCTTGCACCTGTCGCACCTGTTGGACCAACTGCACCGCTTGCACCTGTTGGGCCAGCATTTCCTTGTGCACCTGTCGCACCTGTTGCTCCAGTAGCGCCGGCTACACCTTGAATACCTTGTGGACCTTGCGGACCAACATTTCCTTGTGAGCCTGTAGGTCCTTGTAAGCCTGTAGGTCCTTGCACACCTTGTGAACCTGTGGGACCTTGTGAACCTGTGGGACCTGTGGGACCACCAGAAGGACCGATAGGACCAGTTGGACCTGCAATACCTGCAGGACCTGTTGCACCTTGTGGACCTACAGAACCTCTAGGAACATTGAGTGCTGCTTGTGAAGAAACTGTTTGACTAACTGTGTCAATAGAGGTGATATCAACATCACCATTGCCTGTTGGTAAATAAAAGTCAAAATCATATGCTTTTGCACCATACACACGGATTCTTGCTGTGTAGTGCCAACCAATTGGAGATAGTTTTCTATTATCAGTTGTTGGGAGATTTACGCTAAATGACCCTGTGTTATCTAAAGTTATACTTATAGGGCCAGAGATGATTATTGCATCAGCATCATCTTCAATTTTGCCTGAGGTAGAGAACGTGATTGTTCCAGAAGCAGGTTGACCATTTACCTTAGTAAATTGGCCAAAGACCCTTCTAGTCGTCACGTCTTCTGAATAACTCATTTAATCTCCCAGGGACGAAACGAACAAAAACGTTATAATGCACCTATTCTGGTTCTATTTTACGGTGTTTTTGTTCATGCGAGTTTGAAACTTAGAGCAAAATTTTAGTTTTCTCGGTCCAAAGAGAGAATACTTAGGTCTTTTCTTGGGTCATGTTCTTCGCCAATTACCATAGTTAAAATTCCAGGACGCGATTCTAAACCAGTTCTATCTCTAAACCATGCTGAACCTGGGTCTACTGTTGGGCACTGTGCCCAGAAGCGAGGTCCTATGTCTTTTGCTTTGAAGTGGTGAAAGTGACCTGAAAGCAAGACAGTGCAGTCTCCCAAGGGAGTCATTCCTGCTGCTTGTCCTTTTATATAGTTCTCAGCGTCTTTTGCTTGATGTCCGTGGAATAGCCCGAGCATTACACCATTTACATTAATTGCTAATGTCTGATGGTCTTTTGAGGGAAATCTAAACTCAACATGAGATAAATCTGGACGTTGGTCGCAGACCATTCTTACTGCACTAGCAATATCAGTGTTCCAACCTTCTGCTGGGTCAACTGCAACTTGTCTAGTAACTTCATCATGGTTTCCGTTTACTACTGCAACAATAACTTTATCTACTAGCGGAGCAAATGCAACAACTTGCTTAAATAGAATTTCTCTACCTAAACGTATCTGTTCTGTGAGACCTAAATCTGATGCGTAACTACTTTGAAGTCTTCCGCCTTGTGAGGTATTACCTTCAACGTGGTCCCCTAAAAGTGCAATTACAACTGTCCCAATCGGTCTGCCTAATTTTTGTAACTCTTTTAGACGCTCCACTCCCATATCAGTGGCATCTAATAGTCTTTGTAAAGTGTGTTCAGTTCCTTCGCCATTTGCTCTTTTTCCAAGTTGCTGGTCAGATGGTGCAAATATGTAAGCAAGTTCCCCCTGAGGCTTCTTTGTTTTAGAAGAAAACTTATATTTTCTTGCATATGAAATAAGTTCTTCTATGTCTACTTTTTCCTGCTCTTCTTCTGGATTTCCTATTGGAACAATATTAATTCTTGCTGATTCAAGTTGGTCACCATTAAAAGTTTGCCACTGACCTTTTCTTACAGAAGTAACTCTCCACTCAGATGGGTCAAGGTTAAATTCTTTAAGTATGTCTTCTGCTCCTGGAAGGTTTCCTGCTGGTTTATTGTTTGCAACAACATACCCACCCTTTTCATCAATCTCCATGCGGGGTCGCCAAGACTCGGTGAATTTGTCTTTGTCATCTTTTCTATCAGAGCCACGCTGTCCAGGGCTACTGAGGTCAACTAGTTTTTCTAATAAAGATTTTTCTTCTTTTGGTTTTGTCTCATCTGTCATTTTTCTACCTTGGCACGAAGAACACCTTCTTTTCCTGTGTAGCATCGGCACTGCTTACCTCTATGAAGTCTTATAGAAGAAAAGGCTACGTCATACCCTTCTGCTATTAGAAGTTGATGAATTTGCCTATTAGATATTTGTCCTTTTGTAGGAGGAGTCAGCATAACAATTTCTAATGCTTTTTTATCTTCTTCATTTAGTTTGCTTAATACTTTTGAAATACCGCAGGGGAGCCCAGCGACGGAAGGAGCAAGTTGATTTATTTTCTCTGCTAGCGTCATTTCAAGCCACCTCTCTCTTTCGAGAATACGACCAACAACTAAGTTGGCTAAGTGACTATAACTTTAACGGTAAGGGTGAGAGTTTTTGTGTTTTAGTCTCGGCGTGTCGTTAAATGTCTTTTTTGCGGTTAGACCTAGGAGCCTTTAAGTGAGAGTCAACAATAATTGTTACTAAGTCTTTAACAATCTTTATTTCTGCTGCAATCTCGGTATTTGAGCGTTCAACTCTATCAACTCTATCTGATAGCGATTTGCCACTATTAGGCCATAACTGGTATTCTACTTTTTCCATTCTTTCACTAAGGCTGCGACCTTTGTCGTCTGTGCCAATTGCACCATCAATTCTTTTTGCAATTCTATATACGGCATATGTGAACGCACTTACTGTTGCCAAGCCGCCAACAATTAAAACTATTTCTGAAAATATCTGCATATCTTTGAACATGGGATAGTATCGCGCTTTCCAGAGATAGGGGAAAAAGGTTGACACTATTTTCTCACAACTTATATGGCTTTATCTGCCGCTATCGGTGTCTAAGTCACCAAAAATTAGATAGTTATGTATAGTTCGTTATTGACTAAATTAATCATATTCGTCAAAATATGCGTTGGATGGTAAGTACATAAAGAGGAAGCGAGCGACGAAATAAATGCTACAAACTGAGAAAAGAATGAGTATACGGGCTACCGCAATGCGGTTAGGGCTCCCTACAAGAGTTATTTCAAGAGCCGTATGGTCGGGGGAATTAGTAGCAATACACACCACAACGGAGACTGGAAGAGAGCGTATTTATATACGTTTTACTGATGCAGATGATTGGTTCAAATCTCTCTCTTCTGAAAGTAAAACTGCTTCCGTTAGTGGTGCAGAATGAGTATTGAAAACACAAATATTCTTTTATCTTCTGCCGAATGGTACGCAAATCTTGGTTGGAAAATTATTCCATGTCACGGAATTACTGATGGAAGTCGCTGTACTTGCGGTGGCTCTCACGCGGAACCAAAGGACATTGGAAAGCATCCAGTTGTTTCGTGGAATACGGCTGCAACATCCGACATAGAAACCATTCGTCGTTGGTGGCATACAGAGCCAAACTACAACTTAGGTGTTGTATGTCGTCCCTCTGGCTTTCTTGTAATTGATATTGACCCTCGTTCTGGTGGCGACTCTTCTTATGAAAAGTTTGAAGAGTTAGTCGAGGGAAATCTTCCTTTAACTTTAGAAGCAACTACAGGTATCTATAACGTTGGTAATAAAGAAGTCCGTGGACGACACTTGTATTACAAATGTGACCCTAGTGAAGAACTTATTGGAAATCTTGAAAATGCTGGTCTCAGGGGAATTGATATCAAGCACAATGGGTATGTTCTCATTGCTCCATCTCGTCACTACTCTGGAAATCGCTATGAGTGGGTAGATGGTAAAAGACCAGACCAGATTGAAATGGCTGATGCACCAGAACAACTTCTTGAGTTTCTTCGTAAAAAGAATAGAAGAAAAAAAGGAACTAGCCTAGGAAGTGCTGACTGGGGTAGTGCTTTTTCTAATCTTGAATTTAATGGTGAAAAATTAGATGTAGATAAGTTGTTAGAAAAAGGTCTTGTAGAAGGACAAAGGGCAACTGGTTTATATCAAATTGCTTGCGCTCTTGCTAATAAGTTTCCAGTAAATACTGAAGCAGGTCGTCTTGCCGTTGAGACATTGATGATTCGTTTTAATGCAGAAAAAGTCCATCCTCCAATGCACTTAGAAGGACAAAATAGTCTTTTGATGCACACACGTCGCGCTATTGATTTTGTTTTAGATAATCCTAAAACAGATAGATTGTGGCCTGGAGGTATTGAGTTTGATGAAAAGTCAGCAGTAACTTGGGCTGAGCAATCTCAAAAAGAAACTCAATCAAAAGTAAGCACTTCCACGGAGTTACAAACTGTGACAGGTGTTGTTATGCCGCGTAGAGAGTCCTACGATGGTCCAGTATCTTCTTTAGAAGAATCTATTCATGCTGGTGCTTCTATGCAAGAAAGTATGTCTAATAGAAACTTAGATATTGCTCCAGACCAAGACTCTATCTATGAAGAAGATGGTGGAACTCCTGGAAGACGAAGCCTTAGTGATGTTGGTAATGGTCGTAGATTAGTTGACCTTTTTCACCCAGTGGTGAGATATACCGAAGGTCTTGGTTGGTTTCATTGGAGTGGTTCTCATTGGAAGCCTGATGTAGAGAAGTTAGACATTAAGGAAATATCCAAAAAACTAGGCTCTATTATTGTTGCCGAGAGCAAACAATATGAAGAAGATGACAAAATTACTAAAACTGTTAAGTGGGGAAGTGATTCTAAGTCTGTAGCAAGAATCAATGCTGCAATTGAGTCTGCAAACAGTGATACACGAATAAGACTTGGTGTTGATGATTGGGATAAATCACCAGACTTACTTGGTGTAAAAAATGGTGTTATTAATCTAAAGACTGGTGACCTCATTAAAAATAGTCCAGACTTATATATAACAAGGTCATGTCCTGTTGGTTATATTCCTGGACAGCAAAATACTAGATGGAAACAGTTTTTAGATTTTGCAACTGGTGGAGATAAAGAACTTCAAGACTGGCTTCAACGTGCGGCTGGATATTCTATTTCTGGTCATCGTAGTTATGATGTTATGTTTATGGTTTATGGTCCTCCAGGCTCAGGTAAGAATACTTTTGTAGAAGCCATTGTAAAAGCGCTTGGAACAAAACAATATGCATGGCCATTTGATACATCTGTTTTATCTGATGGAAATGGAAAATCAAACCCACAGGACCAATACCACTGGGCTGAACTCCGTGGTCGTCGTGTTGTGTGGGTTGATGAGTTACCAGATGGAGAAAGAATTAAGGAAAACTCTCTGAAGCGTCTTACTGGTTCTTCAGAAATTCCTGCTCGTTCTCCTGGTGAAAAACCATTTACATTCCAATCACAAGCAAAGTTGTGGATTTCTACTAACCACCGTCCCATCATCACAGATGATGCAATGTGGCGTCGTATTCGTCCTATACCTTTTATGCACGTTCCAGAAAGACCAGACCCTGACCTTAAAGATTACATCTTTGACCCTAATGGTGGTCTTCCTGCAGTTCTTTCGTGGGCTGTCGAAGGTGCTGTAAAACTTCTTAACTCTAGTTCAAACGATGCACTGGGTTGGTGCAAAGTTGTCAAAGAGGCTTCAGAACTTTATCAAAAGAATGAAGATAGAATTGGTCTTTTCCTAGAAGAAGAAACTAGAGAAAACCCAGAAGCAACAATTATTGTTGCAGATTTATTCTTGCAATATAGATTATGGAGTGAGCGACGTGGAGAGCGCCCACTTACTCGTATTGCTTTTGATAGAAAACTTCTTGATAGAAATATGGAAGTTACTGGCTCTGGCTCATCTGCAACAGTTAAAGGAAGAATGCTCCCACCAAGAGTTATTTCAAATGAAACAATTCCTAATATCGGATTGCTTAGTTTGGAATATGGAGTCTAGCGAGGCTTAAAAACTCTAGCGCCCCCGTTGCCAAAACCGCCTCTTATTCCAGGAATGCGGCGGGCAGCGGGGGATTTTGCTGTTAACTTTCCACCAACAAATCCTTGTGGGGGTTTAATAAGTAATGCTGTCATTGCATGGACAAGGGCATCAACTCGGTCTGGAGACTTACCTTCACCTGGAATCCAAGATGTCATTTGGTCTTCAAGTTCTGCAATGTAGCCAATGTGGTGAACTCGTTGTTGTTCGTATGCAAGAACAATTGGTTCTGCACGAAGTGCCTTTCCTTGCTTTGAGTGAACTTCAAATACTTTAATTGTTGGGTCAATAGTGTTGATTGCATTACGAACTAATGCTCCACCTTGGTTTACTTCAGCAACAACTGGAGCACCCCAGCGGCGTGCCATCTCAACAACTTTATTTGCCCAGACTTCAGGTGAACCTAAAATTGTTGCATCTTCTAATACCCAAGCATGACGCTTATATAAATCTCTATCTGCTGTTGATGCACAAACAACAATTCCGCAAGCATCGCGGGGATTCTCTGCTACAGATGGGTCAACTCCAATAACTCTTAAAGGTGTTGTTGGTGGAAGAACTCCTTGACGAGATGCCTCAATCATTTCAATTGTCCATAGTGCTCCATCAATGGAGTCAAGCATTTCTCCATAAAGTTCTTGAGCAGCAAGACGTGTTCCAGCGTAAACTCCAGTAATTGTATCTAGATAGGAACTACTTAAGTTCCCTGAATTGTCCATAGTTGAACCGCGACTAACAACAACTTTATTTCCTCTTTTTGCTTCTTCTAAAAGTGTATATAAAAGTGGAACACGTTTAGGTGTAGTAGTAATCATAATTTGTGGATTAGAGCCTAAACGAGTACCAACACGCAAGTTATCAAAAGCAGTCATTCCTGCAGCATCTGGTGTCTGACGCCAAGCGGCAACCTCATCACCCCAAGCGTGTGTGAATTGAGGTCCACGAAGTGAGTCTGGTTCATCAGCAGTAAAACAGGTTGCAGTATTACCATTAGGCCAAGTCAATCGGCGCTTTGATGGTTCGTATAGTGGACGCTCACTTGGTGGCGTCACATTCATAATCCCTGATTCACCTTCAACAATAACGTCACGCACATCTGCTGCAGTACGAGCAACAAGCGCAAAGCGGCGCTGACCTGTTGTTGTATATTTTGCTTGCTCTCTCACCCACTCGGCTGCGCTACGAGTTTTTCCAGCACCACGACCTGCAAGATAAATCCAAATATTCCAATCACCATCAGGTGCTTGTTGTTCTGGGCGTCCCCAAAACTTCCAGTCCCACTGGACTTCTTCCATATTGAGACCAAGCATTGCCTCTTCTCTTTCTTCTGGAGAGAGTTTTGCAATAATCTCTGCAATGCTTGCAGCCATATTCCTACCTAGTTACTTTTTTGAAGACTTCGCTGTGCTCCGTAGTAGAGCGGTGCAGCAGAACTAAGACCTAGTCCTTTTGCCAAATCTTGTAAAGAAAAACCATTTTTATATTCTTCTGCTAGTTGGTCGTGATATGCCTCTACTCCACCAATTTGCTTTGCCGACTTTACGCGTTCTACAGCAGCAGGAAGTTCAGAGCGATTTGCTTTTTTTCTTGGTTTAATTTCTGAAATAGATACGCTTTCCATAACCACACGGCGTCTAATTCCAGGGTATGCAACATTTATTGCTTTTGCTAATTCTGGCAAACTTCCGCCAAGACCATAAAACTCACAAAGGAGGCGTGTGTATTCTCGGCTTGCTTGATGTGCAGGTGTGTTTTGTTTTCTTGAGCCGTAAGCACGTTTTGCTAGAGGAAAAAGAGGTTCGATTAATGACTTGTATTGTTCGACTAGTTCAGTGCTCATTTTGACTCCGTTACCTAATGTATATAGTAACTATAGGATAACGAAGAGAGTGCCTATTTAGTCTTTAGACTCGTCGTCTTCTTTAGGATTTCTAATTGGATAGGTAATTGCCCAGGCAAGTAGTGTTCCAATGATGGCATACCCTACTATTGTTTTTGCTGAGCCGTCTAGTACTACCCAAGCAATAAACATACCAAGCAGTGTCCATAGTTGGTCAATCATGTCTCTAATTACTCTCATGGCTTAGGTCTCCTTCTAACGCCTTTACTATCTCCCGATGGGCCTCCGCCACCAGAACTTCCACCACCACCTGAGCCGCTTCCGCTAGAACTTCCAGCCGCTCCTGCTGCTGCACCAACTGCGTTCATAGCAGCACCTGCTGCTACAACAGTTGCAACAACCATGTCAGTTGCTTCTTTACGTTCTTCATCTGACATATCTGCACCAATACTGCCTAAAGCAAGTAATGCTTGAGCAGGGTCATCAAACATAGTAGATAGCAATTCTACAGGATTTGCAAGTACCTCTAATGCTGCTGCAACTTCAGCGGTAATAACTACTTCATTACCATTTTCATCCTGACGCACCTCTACAGGAGTCTCTGCAGGTAGGTCTTGATAAGCAATGCCAGCGTCTTGAATCTGCTCTTTTGTGAGCGTCTCACCTGGAGCAACTGATTCAATAAGAGCATCTGCAACTAATTCTTTTTCAGCCTCGGTAAGTTTTCCGTCAGCAGCAAGTGCATCTGAAAGATTGTTAACTTCTTCAGATGTAACTTCACCATCTGCATTAAGTGCATCTAAAATTTGTTCAGCATCTGCTGCTGTAATTTTTCCATCACCAAGTGCATCTTCTACAGCAGTATCAACAACTTCTTCTTGTGTTGGTTCTGGTTCTTCTGCAGGTGGTTCTTCTGCAGGTGGTTCTTCTGCAGGTGGTTCTTCTGCAGGTGGTTCTTCTGCAGGTGGTTCTTCTGCAGGTGGTTCTTCTGCAGGTGGTTCTTCTGCA